TTGTATTCCGATGGGATTTCTACCGTAGGGGTAGGCTTGTTTTCAAGAGTTGTTACACGACCATCAACATCACTAACTTGAGATTGCAAACCAGTCAAGTCGCCTTTTACTTGGTTTAGTTCTGGCTTAGTCGCAAAGTTAGTTGTGTCAATAGTGGCAGCTTCTCCAGGAGGGCCGGCAGGACCAGCGGGTCCAACAGGACCTTGTTGTCCATCTTCACCTTTAGGTCCACGTTCACCGGGTTCTCCTTTGTCACCTTTAGGGCCCGGAGGTCCAGGAGGGCCTTGGATACCTTGTTCACCTTGAGGGCCAGGTTGCCCATCTTCTCCTTTAGGTCCTGGGGTTCCTCCACCGGACCCAGCATTAGCTTTCATTTCCCTTAACGTCTTGTTAATAATACTAAAATTACCATCAAGACTAAGAACTTTCTCTCGAAGCGCATTAACTTCTGAAGGAGTAGGAATATTAGAACTAACAGAAATAAGTCGGGCATCACCTTTATATAATACTCTGTTACCATCAATATCCTCATCAACTCGTAAATCACTATTCTTAAGGAAATCATCAAGTTTGCCAGCAGTCTTGATATCATTCCATAGGGTTGTGACATAAGCGTCGTCCTTCTTGAGGATAGTGGTAATATCCTGAGATGTCAAAGTATCCTTCAGTGTCTTTAAGATCGCCTCAGAAATACTAGCAGATAACTTCTGCTCGATACCTTCTAGCTTGGTGTTGATACCAGAAATGCCAGTAGTATTTTCCTCAATCTTAGTATTCAATTCTGTCTTAACGGTATCGGCATACCCATGAGTATCCACCCCAGCAATAGCTCGTTGGACAATAGGATTGATGAATTCCTCGGATTGAAGTTTGGTGTTAATCGCAGATGTCACACTATCCACGATTGTTTGACGTTCCGCAGTGAATTTGGTCTCAACCAATCCTGTCAGATCTAATTTAAGCTGAGGAATATCGACGGCATTGATAATCTCGGCCTTAATTTGCTCTGTTTTAGTTGTAAAATCACTAAGGATATTCGTCTTAATTGTATCCACGTCAATACCAGCAACTTTAGATTCGACGGCTTGAATCTTAGTGTCCTGATTTTGCATGGATTTTGATTGTTCTTCTTTGATCACATCGACCTTGGCTGTTACAGCCGTAAGAACATCATTCTGGATCTTATTGGTATCGATAGACTTGATCACACGATTGAGAATGTCATTCTTAAGAGCGACAGTATCAATTTCAACCCCATCTTTACCAGTTAGTCCAGTATTAGCAATAACTTTGTCAATGACGCTTCGTAAGAAATCGGTATTCACTACATCGGATCCCACCTCGACGTAAATATCACCATTTGTATGGAAGTCACGGACAAATAAGTACTTATCTGCGCCTGTATAACCACGGTCAGCTCCGTCTTCGTCCTTTGGAGAATATACATCGAACTTGACAGTGATTGGTTCAGATAAGAATGATGATTTAGGGACAACGATTTTAGCGTAGCCCGTATAATTAATTAAATTATTAGGAATTTCAAGATTAAGACACCCAGTAGTAGGTTCAAATTTCGCTTGAATTTCCTCTGAAGTATCATGAGATGTCCTAAACAAGACACCGGAGATAACCTCTGTATCCCCGGCACTTGGTTCGGCAAATTTGATACTTAAGCTGCGATCTGTACCGTCGTCGACGATAGTCACAGGCGTATCTAAATATCGCATTTAAGCCTCCTTGTGGATTATTGTGCTGCAGGAGTTGTCTCCTTAGCGAATGGATAAGATACGGCGATACCATTTTGTCCGAAATATCCGTTTTCTTTGAATTCAGAAGCAGGTTGTCCTGCATATGTGAATTCACGATTTGCTTGCACGATGACAAGTTTACCTTCGCCATCAACCTCAGTATGACTTGGGTCATTGACTGTGAAGATGTCTTGGGCTTTGATTTTCATGCCATCTGTAGCAGCAGGGAGTTGTTCTGCAAATTGCTTGTAGACAACACCGTATTTAACACCATCGCTCATTACAGAGTTGAGAATAACTGTATGAGTCAATTTGTTGATCTTTTCAATGGCTTCTGCGTTACTGTTGGATTTCGTATTCGCATTGTCGATCTCCTTAACAATTTCTTGTTGTGCAAATTCTGAGAAATTCGTGTAGAATTCCTGACGTTTGATTTGCTTCAACAGATCATCATGGTCTTTAGATGTTTGGTCACCGTTTAAGATGTAGTCCATGACAGCAAAATATGGATTATCTTGCTTGATGGATACGACTGTCCCAATGACAGCTCCATCAGAACCATAACGCGGATATACGTTTGTTACTTTGAATTCACCATAAATACCCATTATTTAGTTTCCTCCGTAGTATTATTAATTACATCTGAAATATCTGGTTGGCTTTCTAGCTTACGCAGATCTTCTGTAAGTTCGTAGTTCTTATCAAGTAGAGAGTTGTACTCTTTTCTGAGTTCCTCTTTCTCCTCGATAAGTTTCTTGTGTTCTTCTTGAAGTTTATTATATTCCTCAAGATAGAATTCAGCTTGAGCCTTTACCAATGCAACATCGGTCTCTGCACGAGTGAGAAGTGTTTGCATTTCGCCAAAAGCTCGTTTATATAATTGTTCTTCGTTCATTTATTCTCCTAGTTAAATACTGGCATTTGGAATTTTGGATATATACTATTTGCTGATCGTATATCGTTTCTAACCGATCTTTGGAAATCTTCATTCTTAAGATTCCACCCAATATTTTGCATATGTCCATACGCATTAGCTAAAACATTAACTGCAGTTGTTAAATATCGTATGGTCGCCCACAAATCTATAGATCCAGTGGTTGGCATTGTATCGGTACGAATATAGAACCCTCGATCAAGGTTAAAATCGTCAGTGATCCATATTTCATCGCCATAAATTTCTATTTGGTCAACAGATTTTTCGTGAGAACCCAATTTATTATTCTGAGGGTTCTTAACTTTGTTATTTTTAGACGCCCTAAAGCATCGAATACCAGAGAATCGACCACCAGACGCAGAGTTTATTCCATCCGAAGATGATGTTACTCCGATAGCGGCATATAAACTATCGTGCACCGTATCTTGAAAATGCACAAAAGCTGTATGAACTCCGTCCGGAGTTTGTCGCCAAATGGAATTGCTTCCTGTATGGAATTGAATGGACCCGTTTTTGAAGAAATTCAAATTCGAACCATCTAGATCGAATTTAACATCCCCATTGATAGAAGACAAAATCCCACCTTTAATATGAGATGCGGCCATTGTACCAGTCACAATATTACTAGCATCGAGATTTACAATTTTAACTTGCCAAGCATTAAGCGTACCCGTAGTAATCTTAGCCGCATTCAAATCCTGAATCCAACTCTCTTTGATAAAAGCCGTACCATTCGCAATAACATCACCATCCAAGACAATGTTTTTACCCTTAAGGCGTACACCGGAAGTATCTGCATTGATTGAAGTAATAACGTCTTTAGGCCCTTTTAAAGTTAGTGCCCAGGCGTCGTTTTTCTGAGATATGACAGTTGAGGATACACCACCAGATGGTTTATACCGACCGACAGTACCTCCACGTACCAGCATAATTTCCTTAATACCAAATCGACCTTCTCCGGTCATTTTAATCCGGAATGAGAATCGGCCATTATATCCGTTGACATTATCGAATATATGCTGACCAACTACATCAAATGTATCTTTGGTATAGGTTTGGTATTGATAGCCAGGTTGTGCTGTCAGCCCTTTAGTATATACCGGCGTTCCGTTGTTATCGATAATTTGCAATTCGATATTCATATCTTTATTGCCTCGATAAACGCTGGTTGCGTCCATGTGGTATTTGCAATAAAAAGTATACTTATCACCATCCTCCATTTTGTCTATAACCAGAGGTAATGACACAAATGCGGAATTGTTTGAATATGTTCCATCGTAACTGCCTTTAGAAAAATAGAAGTACTCTGCACTTCCGTAATTTCCAGGTCTGGTAGATGTCGTGTATCCATCAACCCCGTTAGTGAAGTTACTTAATTTAGCGGATAAGAACGTGTCAGTATCAACAATTAAGTTGTCAGTCGATTGCGATGCATTTGTAATAACCGTACGGATCTCGTCACTGTTTTGGATAAGTTGGGAGATGGAAGTAGTGATACCGTTTTGGGTCGTGCCAAGAGTACGTTTGTATGTGTCTACGGTTTGTAGGACTTCTTGGAATTTCTCATTCTTGGTCGGGTCAATATCATCTTGAGCAGGAGCATAGTCTGTCCACAAGTCACCAGCCCACATCATAACATCTTTAATATCAATATTAAGTTTAGTTCCGTCCGGAGCATTTTGAGCATCTATACGAAACGCTATTCGAGTGGATTCGTTTAATGATCGCTCGTTGATATTGAAGAATGTCGATTTCTGTACATAGTCATTCGATCTAACTAAGTCGAAATTATTAGAATTTGCCGAGTCTGGCAGACCTAGACCGTTAGTCCATGAGAATCCTTGGATATAACCACTGTTAGAATAAATCTCAGGCATAACACGAGTCTTTGTGTTTCCTTCAGTGTTGATCTTGACTTTATATTGGACATTAAGCCTATCACCAACTTTATACCCGAGTTCTTTAAGTTTCTTAGCTTCAATATAATAATATCCACCAGCCACATTCCACAAGACTTGTTGTCCTTCACGAGTGTATTTGTTAGTCGGATTGTTCTCGTAATGGATCGCATTAGTAGTACCAGTTAATAGGTTACGACTGCCGTATTTCTTAGGAATCTTTTGGTCAATAACTGAGGTTAATTCGGTCTTGATTTTACCCGCTTCCTGAGTAACACGAGTAGCGACATCAGTAGTTCGAGCATAGTCGACTAGTCTGTTGTTAAGTTGGGTTTGGATTTTACCGTCAACCAGATTGAATTTGGTATCGGTATAAGCCTCTGCTTCTCTAGCTCGTTTAGGGATCTCGTCCAACATTAATTTGGCTTCCGTAGCAGTGATACGAAGTCCGATTTCTTTCTCAGATTGAGTGATAGCCGATGATACAGCAGATGTGATCTTACCGTCGACATCTCTTGTTGCCTTATCGACAGAAGTCTGGATACCGTCAATTCTCGCGGATAGGTTTGTCTCAACGGCAGTAACTTTACCACTGACCGTATCCAAATCCGTACGAGATACCTTAGCGGAAATAGAGTCTTTGATAACCCTCAGTTCCGCAGAAGTACTCGCAGCATTCCCATCAACCTTCTTCTCAAGGTTTTGTGCAGCGATTTTGATCTCGTTAGCTTTCTGGTCGATCGAGGTTGAAACCTTGTTGATCTGACCATCGACAGTGGACTTGTATTGGCTTATAGCAGTTGAAATCTTGTTTGGAACTAGATTAAGTTCTGCTTTAGCGCTTTCAATCACGCCATCAAGATGGTTTACTGTTTCTTGATCGGCTTTAGCAGCCAATCCAGTATTAAGATGTTGGATCTCGGCAGCATTTGTGGTAACTCGTCCATCAGTATCAGTAATTCGACGCTTCATCGAAGCCAAATCACCATCTACAGTAGATTTGTAGTTCTTCCACTTCTGCTCACCGTCAGCAGCACTAGGTACCCATCCGGTTGCTTTAGTACCTTCTTCAACTTTCCACTTGTATGTGTAGAGATTCGTACCGTCAATCAGTCCAGTCTCTTTAACACTTAGTAAAATTTTACCATTACCAAGACTAGGGTATGTTACTGTAACGTATTTCTCGGTCCCTGGAGGAACTTCGAAAATAGCTTTACCATTAGTTGGCACTAAATCTGCACCATCGACACTTACCTTAGTATCTGTGGAATATGGAGTTAACTCAATCTTACCTTTTGACACACTTGTGTTTTTAACAAAAAATGACCAAGTATATGGAACAGAGAAGTTTTTAGCTTCAAACGGCATGTCAAAATGGTTATGCATAGGAATCCGGGAGATTTCGTCAATCAGTAAATTCCGAGCACCTAGGATTTGGCCATTTTGCATACCTCCTCCACCTTGGACAACATTCCAATCCGTACCATCTCCACCATTCATCTCCAATGTACCATCAAGTAAGTTGGGATTTCCTGGCTTAATTCGTTCCAATTCGGAAGCTAGTTGGTCTTTGATATCACCGACTTTAACAGTAATATCACCATCTAGTTTCTTAAGCTTCTCGTCCAGCTCATTCTGAATTGGTGTGAAATCGGGTCGCCAACGTTTCTCGGCATCGGCCATAGCAGCGTTTATGGACGCTTGGACATTAGCAGTAATATCTTGCTTGGCAGAATTAATAGCGTCGTTTACCTTGTCAGTAACCTTCTGACCGAAATTAGCGTCGATGACAAGAACCCAGTTCTCACCGTCAAAACGCCACATCTCAACTTCACCCTCGCCACCAACTGGTTTAAACCACAAGTCATCTTTGGACACCTTCTCACGAGGAGGTTCATCAGGACCATAGAAGTTTTTGTTTTTGTTGTTGGCTGATGTGAGGATTGTATGGATCAAACCGTCCTTCTCTCCGTAGAGAGCATTGTTGACAATCTTGTTTGTCAAGTCTTGCCATTGGGCTTTCTGTTGATCAGCTAAACTAGCTCGACCAGTCCCACTGGAACTTGCCTCGATTTTGATGATTCGTTCCCGAAGAACATCATACACAATCTTACGGACTTTGACAGTTACGTCACAGTCAATCTTAGGCACATATACGTCTACAGTATCACAAAGTTGGATCTTCTCCAAAGCTTGAATGATACGTCGATCCCATTCCGTGGAATCTTGTAGCGGAATCATCTCAACCTCAACGCTCAAATCAGGTTTATCAGCATCTTTATTCTTAGATGTGAAATATGATTGAGCTTTAGCAGTAACTTGTGCTGGAGTTGGAGCTTTCTTCTTAGTCTCTTCACCTTCTTTATGGGTTGAAGAGTCGTTAAATTCAGAACTCAAATCCAAAGGCACAATTCTTTTAACGAAATAGTCGTCATAGTGAGGAGATTTGATGATATCCCCATAAATAACTTGTTCTGGCTCATTCTCACCATCAGGAGTGAATGTCACATATGGTAAAATACGAGTGAATTTACCAGCCATGCTGGATTTAACTTTAACGTTCTTAAGATTCTTGCGAGGACGAATGGTTGTGACATGATCTTTACCACGTTTGGAGTATAAGTAAATCGTATTGTTAGTACGTTTAATTTCTCCACCCCAAGTATCAATAAATGATCCTTCTTCTCCCGCAATTGCATTAAGAACATTCCGAATATCCATGTTTGTGTCTTTGGACGTCTGAATATCGGAGATAAAGTTGTACTCAATAGGATCCACAGCTACACGTTTGAGTTGTTCCCAAGCTCCAGACGGTGTTGCAGATTTAATTGAGAGTGGTTTGATGACATTACCAGACAATTCGTCAGTCTTGGTAACACCCTTAACCGTAATTTGGTTTGAATCAGCCTCTTTCTCAATCTCGTAAATACGAAATGCGTGAGGTTCATCATAGTCGTTTGGCTTAACCAAAATATAACGGTTTTGAGTGAGCGCTTGGGCCCACTCTCCACCGACAGGATATTTTAGTTCAAGCTCAAATTCTGCATTACGAACTTCAGTGACTTCTGCAGATATGGCGTCGTATAAGATCCCCATACCATTAGTATCAAAGACCCGTTCGTTCTGTTCATATAAAATTGGTCTCAAACTAATACCCTCCAATTAGGGGTTAGAGTTATCGTAGCCGGAGCAGTACCCTTAGTGGCTGTAAAATATACCCGGTTTGTCCGCAGATCATTCCCAGGATATAGTTTGAAGAACTCTTTCCCGACAGTATTGTTGTTTTTGTTTGTGATCGTGGATCCTGACTTAGAATATACAATATATCGAGTACTATCAATGATGATTGTCTCGTTTTGCATATCTTTAATTGTCATAGCAGTGGATCCAATAGAAATTTTCAAGTTACCCGTAACTCCAGAAAATTGTACTGTTGGTCTGGAGAAATATAAATTAGGATTGTCAATAACCTCACCAGAAGTAACAACTCGTGGTTGGTTATCAACATTATATTTAAACGGCTGACATTTGAGTTTCACTTTGAACGAAATACAACCTTGATAGAAGTATTTGTTCTCGTATGTGATTTCTGTCATGATAACTTTGTAAATATGACTTTGATCGAAATATGGAATTAGATCAATCCAATTCCCAATCCCGTTATTAAATAGAAAATTAATTTTATTACGGGCTAATGAAATATCACGATCTGAGTCATTGTGACTTCGTCCGTCGTAGAAACAACTAAGCTCGAATTCGGTTGGCTCATAACCTTCATCGTCATAAGCCAACTCTCCTTCGTAGCCATTTGGTGACTCGAAAGTCACTCTTCGTTTAGGTGTTTCTATATCGGGGCGATCTTGGATAAATACATTATAATCTTCAGACTTGTATCCGTTGATCATAAAATATCCAGGCTTTAAAGGCATCACCATAATACTTCTTCACCTTTCCCTCGACGAGCTTGATCGTCAAAGTCCTTAATATGTTGTTGAATTTCTCTAGCAAGTTGTTTTCCGTCAACTGGTTTACCACCATTGTCCACTTTAACAGTAATAGAGTATTCTTTATTAGAGTTATCGTAGACATTTGTGTTAGTTGATTGCAATGAACTTGGAACACCAGAATATGCTGGGCGTGGAACATTAGTTGCATCAACACCGATTCCCCGTAGAATGTTGCCATTTTGAAGTTTGTCAAGATTGGTCGTGTCTACCACAGGAGTGATGGTTGGACGGTAATCCATGTCCGCAAGCGAATCATCGAGCAACGTTCCAACAGTATTAACCGCATCAGCTACAGCAGAAGCCATACCACTTGCGTGATCGACAGCGAGTGATGTTGCATCGGCGAATCCATTGGCAAATGTTTTGCCCATCTTCTGAACAGATTTAGGCATCTCTTTAGCGATACCCATAGCAACCCCTTGAGGAATATACTTACCGACATTAGCAGCAAATAACCGTGATGGTGATTTGATCTTGGCTTTAGCTCGAGCAGCACGTTCGGCTTGTGCGACAATCTCATTAGTAGCAGCGATAACAGAACCCAAGTGAGCTCTAATACCAGCAGCAACCCCTTGAGAAATCATCGAACCGACATAGACACCACCAGCATGAGCTACACCAGCAGCGGATCTAACTCCGTTTGCAGCTTGCATCATACCCGTTAGGATTGTCACATTAAGCAACGCCATGGCCATACGCATAGCAGAAACCATTTGAGTTCCAAGTTGGAGCATGGTTGCGTGCATCATTGCACTAGAGCTACGGATTTGGTTGGCCATTTGCATCATAGCTGTCATGATTGTCATCTGCATTGTCATAAATGCCATTTGCATCGATGCTCTCATCATGTTTAGAGACATGTTCATTTGAGCATTGATTTGTGACATAGATGAAGAAATAGCTTGAGCAATTCTAGACATAGACGCAGCCATAGCTGTTGATGCTTGGTTCATAGAGTTCTGGATAGATTGGACAACACCCATCATACCAGTCATTACTGTTGTACGGACCAATGCCATAGATGTAGCAGCACTAGTTCCCATCATAGCAAATCCTCTAGCCATACCAGCGGCTGCTTGAGACATACCGGTAGATATAACAGTAGATACGGATGCCATATTTGTACGGATGGCGTTCACAACGCTCATCATTCCCATGTTAACAGCCATAACAACGGTTGTCATAGACGTTGCAGCAGCCGCTCCCATCAAGGCAAATCCTTGTTGCAATGCAGCACGAGCTTGGTTCATACCGTTATTAACAGCATTAACGACCAAAGTCATTGCCATAGTCATAGCAGTACCAAGGACCGCAAATGATGCAGTAGATCCAGCAGCACTAGCTCCAAATTGCGCAAGAGCAGTTCTTGCTTGGTTCATAGCATTACCGAATGCGGTTGTACCATTAGAAATGGATGAGAATGCTGTGCTCAAGTTGGCAACAGCAGAACCAGTTGTGCTGAACATCATTCCAAGAGATGACATCGATGCACCGACTGCAGTTATACGAGATATGAATTGAGATAATGTGTTTGCCACTTTCTCAAGACCCGCAGCAAGGACAGTAATCCCAGGAACAGCTCCCATGGTTGATTGTCCAACACTAGAAAGGGCATTTGCCACGCTCTTAATATTGCTAGACATTCCGGAAGCGGACGATTTGATCTTCTCTGACGATGAGGCAAATTTCTCAAGAGCATCAGCAGCTTTAGGAGCTGACGACGCCGTAGTCTTAAGAGCGTTACCAAGACCGAGAATAAGCTTACCAACATCCCCACGACCATTCATCTTGTACATTACTGTATCAAGACGGTCTAAGTCGTTAGTGAAGTTTGGTACGATACCACCCGCACATGCTCCGGATAATCCCAGCAATGCTGCAGATATAGCACCAATAGCCCCTGCGGCTTGGAAACCGTTCGAGGCAATAGGACCCATACCTTTACCCATTCTCTCGATACCAGTACCGATATCTTTGAATGCGTGTCCAATTGCTTCGATAATTCCTTTAATAGCGTCACCAACCGATGTAACGATTTTAGAGACACCATTCATCACAGATTCGATACCTTTACCGAATCCTTCAGCAAATTTACCAGCACCTTCAAATGCTTTACCAATTCCTTCGAGAGCAGATTTAACTGCTGAACCAACAGACTCGACAATAGATGATACCCCTTGTAAAGCAGCTTGGATACCTTCTCCTAATCCTCGAGCAGCAGAACCGATTCCTTCAAATGTAGCTTTAATAGCACCACCAATAGATTCGACTACAGAAGCCACGCCTTGTAGAGCTGCTTGGATACCTTGTCCAATTCCTACAAATACATTCTTGAGCGCTTCACCAACTGCTCGGATAACATTAGCGAAAGCGTTGATTGCTCCGACAATACCCTGCATAACAGAGTTAACGATTGAAGCAATACTAATGAATATAACTTGAATAGTCTGTCCAATAGTTTGAACTACAGTCACAAATCCTTCAATTGCCGTTTTAATAAGATCAACTACTGAGATAATAACATCAGCGATTGACCGTATAATAGAACCTAAGTTCTCCACGATAGCAATAACAGTATCAGAAATTGCTTGTACAACATTAGATACTTCTTGAATCAATGTCTTGATGGCATCAATCAAAGGAACAAGAATCGGTGCTAGTGCTTGTGCAATACGCTCAATAACTTGTAGAATTACTTCAATGATAGGTTCCATTATCTCAAGGAGTCCCTGGATAATTGGTCCTACTAATTCTTTAATAACTTTCAAAGCTATCTCGGAAATAATACTAAATAGTTGTGTTAGGGCTGGAATAAGACGATCTTTAACGCTAATCAAAGCTTTACCAAATTCTTCAATGAACTTAGTTGCCATTTCGACAGCAGTCTGTACTAAAATAGCCATGTTGTCCATGATACCTTTGGCAAATTCAACAAGAACTTTAACACCAGAATCGACTAACTTATGGGCATTACTTGCCAATCCATCTAATAATGCTATTATCATTTGCACGGAGGCAGTAATTATTCGAGGTATACCTTGAGCAAGTCCTTCTACGAATTGGACTATAAGTTCAATACCTGCTTTCATCAACCTAGGACCAGCTAGAACAAGTGATTCGACAAATACCAACAATCCTTGAACAATATTAGCAAACGCTTTAGGAGCAGTATCTGCCAAGTTCTTAATTGCCAAACTAAATGCCAAGAACCCAATACCGGCAATAGCTATAGATGCTGAAGCCATAATTGAGGACGCACCGAATGACAATAAAGTCTTAGACAATATAGCCATACCTTTAGCAGTACCTTGAGCCAGTTTAGCAGCGCCAATCAAAAGAATTAAGTGACCTGCTAATGCTCCAAGACTAATACCAACCGCAATCAAGTTTAGTGATGCTAACAATGCGATCGGAACAGCTAAGGCAGTCAATGCAACAGATAGAATAAGTAATTTACCAGCATCTCCGACACTTACTTTTTCCAGACTCTTAGACATGATTACCAGTCCAGCCATAGCAGCTCCCATTGCTACAGTAGCGGCGAGAATGCTTTGCCATGGGTAACTAGCAACTCTAGATAGTGCTCGACCGATAACTTCAACTGCACCAGATAAAGCTACGATAGCAGCAATATCTCCAGCACTTGCATCAACCTCAGTCATTACTTTGGAAATGTATACGAATCCTGCTAAGACGACACCGATAGCTACAGTAGCCACAGCTAGATTTTGCCATGGAATAGACGCTACTTTTTGTAAAGCAGTACCTATACTTCCGAGCAATCTTGAGAATTGTTCAAATATAGCCGCTGTTGCTAAAGTTTGTTTGATACTACCAGACATACCACTAACTTGTTTAGCAGCAAATCCTAATGCAACAATGACTCCACCAACACCAGCACAAGCAGCAGCCAAGTTTTTCCATGGAATTGTAGATAGTTTCTGAATGGTTTTACCAATAGAATATATTGCTAACGTAAATCCGAGCAGGGCAAACATTGACTTGTAGTCTATTTTTATGGATTTTAATAGATATGATACACCTATTAATTCTCCCATAATAGTACTAATTGTACCTAGGGCTAGTAGAACACCATCAAGATTTAGAGTCGCTAATCCTTCAACAGATTTGCCCAATATAAATACTGATCCGGCGAACACAATCATCCCTAAAATAGATTTTAGATCTACTTTAATTCCTTGTAAGGCATTCATAACAATTAGCATCTCGCCAAGCAATACACTAATCGTGCTTACAGCAGTTAATAATTGTTGCCAGTCAAATTTAGCTAACTTCTCAACCGACATGGCCAAAATATAAACGGATCCTGCAAATGATATCATTGCGAGAATCATTTTGTTATTAAATTTGACATCGCCCATGCGTTTCATTGCATGAGTCATTACTTCCATCAATCCACCAACAGAAGATACTGCAGGAATCATTGAATCTATTGGTAAAGCCGCTAATTTCTGAACAGATAATACTAGTATCCTGACTGATATAGCGAATCCAATCATAGATACTAGTGTTCTACCACCAACAACAGTGCCATTTAGTTGTTTCATGCATAAAACTAATGCTTCCATTAATGCTGCTGTTCCGGTCAAACCTTGAAGAGCAGCTTCTGGTTGTAATTTAGCAATTGCTTTGACAGACATTACTAAAATACGTAAAGATATAGCAAAGCCTATCATTGATGCTAATGTACGTCCACCCACAACGGTTCCGTTGAGTTGTTTCATACATAGAACAAGAGCTTCCATAAGAGCAGCCGTAGCAACAATTCCCTGAAGAGCTGCTTCAGGTTGAAGTTTGGCGATTGCTTTGACAGACATCACGATAATACGAAGAGAGATTGCGAATCCAATCATAGACGCCATTGTTCGTCCACCGACAACCACTCCGTCCATTTTCTTCATACATCTAGAAAGTTCTTCCATCAATGCACCAGCACCAACCATACCAATAACAGCACCTTCAGGATCTAGTTTGGCGATTGCTGCGACAGAACTTACAATAATACGTAAAGCTATAGCGAAACCAATCATTGCTGTGGCTCCGCCTTTATTGTAACTTACCTTATCGAGTTCTTTCATGCTATCAGTCATTGTGCGCATTAATGCGCGAACGCCGACCATAGCAACTCCGATTTCAGCAACACCCATTCCCTTTAATTTAGCAAGCGCACCTACAATAATTCGCATAGCAAAAGCAAATGCAATCATCTTGGTTATACCGGCTTTAGAAGTTTTCTCAACCTCGGATAATCGCTTCATGGATTTAACTAGACCGTTCATGACGAATCTAATACCGGCAATAGCGCTAACCATGCTATCCATATCCATACCTTCAAGCTTCTTAAGAGCTCCAGCAAGAATACGAATTGCTATAGCAATACCGATTAACGTTAATCCAGCACCTTTAGGTATTCCGTCAATAGCACCAAGAGTCTTGACTATCTTCATCATTCCAGCCATTGCTGAACCCATAGCAATCATTGCCTTGGATAGATCTTTCATATCGATCTTAGATAATTTATCCAATGATACAGCAAGCATTAAGCAGGCTACGGAAATACCGACAAGGAGACCAACTTTAATACCTTTAGAAAAGTCGTTTAAAGCACCTTTGAAGTCGGATAATACCTTCTTAACGAGAGGTACGGACTCTTTACCTTTATCGAGGAATTTGTCGAACATTCCTTCGAATCTGTCTAGGAATTTGGTAACAAGCGAGTTATCTCCAGACTTGAATTTAAGCCATTTGTCGAATGCAAATAACCCAATCAAGGCTTGAATAATATCGGCTCCATGGAATGACTTGAAAATGTCTTTCAATAAGTCATAACCTTGTTTCGCCATGTTAGCGATACCGGAGAACACCGATTTGATAGTTCCGCCAATTTGTCCTACGATATTGGACAATCCAGATTTGACTGATGAGAGAGAATTCTTGAGTCCATCGCCAATATTACCAAAGGCTTTACCCAGAACATCTTTTACTTTACCAAAGTTATTCTTAACTCCGGATAAAATATTCGACATGCCAGTATCTAAGCTATCTACGAATGATCTCATTCCAGGAGAAATAGCTTTAATACCATTCTTGATAGAGCTACCAATTTTGGCAAATATACCGTTGTCGGAGAATGTTTTAGGAAATGCTTTTACAATAGCTTTAAATCCATCAGCAATTTTAGGACCGATACTCGAGAATGCTCCACCGAAAGCGGTCATAATTCCTTTAAACACACCGAATTTCTGAATAGACTCTCGCAAGCCTTCTACAAATTTTCGAATAGCGTCGGTGATCTTAACCAACATATCAGTGAATTTAAGCAATCCACCACCACTATTGGTTCCAAAACTAAACAATGAGAAGAATCGTCCTACGATATCTGCAGCGATTTTGAATAGTGTGCCAAGTATGCTGAGAACATTACCAATCACTTTACCAATGTTGGTGAAGCTTTGCATAACGTTGTGGTTCTGACGCATAGTGTTTAAGAATTTAGTAATTCCGTCAGCAGCTCGCTTGAATACGAGAATTACACCGTCCATAGAACCTATTGTTGAATTGAATCCTAGAGATAGTTTATGTACAATCGCCCATACAGTGTTAAATACGGCACCAAACATTCTACCAAGAGAAATCAGCGTCTCTTGGATAGCAGCATTCTTCTTCAAGTTCTCAGTGAAGTTTCTGAACCCTTCGGTAACACCAAGAAGTCGTCTAGCCGAGTCCTCATATGTACCAATAGATTCACGGAAGCCATCACGGAAGTTAGTCATGGACTTGAATACGAATTCAAAGCCATTCTTAATTGAGTCAAAGAATGCTGTTTGACCGCCCATGTCTTTCCATGTTTTCAGCATAGCATTTCGGTAGTTACCCAGACTACGCTCCATGTCAAGAACAGTGTCATGATAAGTTCCTTGAGAATCGTCAAAGAACTTATTAACAATTTTTCCGACGTCTGTCCAAAGTGCCTTAGCCTCTTCAAATCCACCAAATAGATATTCCCAAGAAGTGGCCCATCCAGAACCAATAGCTTCTTGTACGGTATCTACCAATTGTCCAAACGATTTAATCTGAGTCGCTGCTTCAAGCATCGATTTATCAACTGAGAAATCTTTCAAAGTAGCAATCAAGACTTCAGAAGTCAACCAACCGTCTTTCAAAGACTCCCGGAAAGATTTAGTCATGTCACGAGCATGACCCATCTTCTCAGCCATTTCAGTTAATCGGTCTTGGAATAACTTACCACCCATACCAGCATTAACTACAGAGTTCCAGTCCTGAAGACCTACTCTACCTGAAGCCAATGCTTGAGATAATTGATACATCGCCATTGATGCTTGTTGGGTGTTTGATCCTGATGCAGCGGCCAAGTTGGAAATACCCTTGATCGCAGTTGCAGAATCTTCCAAACCTACACCGGCCGCAGTAAACGTACCGATGTTCTTAGTCATGTCTTTAAATGAGTAAATGGTTTGGTCGGCGTATTCGTTCAAGTCTTCCAATACTTTAGAAGTCTTACGCATACGAGTGGTTTGGTCTGGAATTTCCCACTCAGTATTCGTCATGATTGTTTGTACAGATCCGAGCTTTTCTTTATACTCGTTTAAACCATCTAACGGTCCTGAAAAGAATTTAGCACCGAAACTGATAGCTTTCTGCATCATGTTACCCATGACAATACCCATAGCGACATCCATTGCATTAAGTGATCCTTTAACAGAATCCGCTGCTCTAGAAAATGCCCCAGTGAGTGGGTTCAGGTTGATACCAGATGCTTTTGAATTTAGACTGTCAATAGATTTGACAGAGTTGGGAAATCCCTGGTGATTATCCGCCTTCTGAAATATACCCTTTAATCGGGCGAGAATACCAGATGTCTTGGCCGTTCTGCTAGCAACATCAGTATTCATCTGCTCGATTGATTTGGCAGCACCGTTCATGTTAATTCCTTCGGTACTACGAGTAAACATTCCTTTAAGACGAGATAATAGACCTTGGGATTTTGACGTTGATTTTGAAATTGCATCAGGGATAGCGTTCATCTCTTTAGCAATGTTCTTAGACGCATTACCTCCACTAATCTTAGCAAAAGCTTGTTTCATCTTTTCAAGAGCAGAGATGGTGTCAGTCGCGTTTTTGGTAAATCCTTTATTATCCAGGGTTACCTTGGCGACTTTTTCGTCAACATATCCGGCCATTAATTACCTCCTATCGTCCTTCTAAACCTACAGGGTTAATATTGTATTTTTTATTGTATTCTACATCACGCTCTCGTTTGCGAGTACGTTTTCGATTTGCTATAGCACCAGCGGCTACTCCGGCTAAAGCATTAATTTGATTTCTCGGGTTCTTAATATAGTTCTTAGCCTTAGCTTTTAACAATAAATTGTTATAAACTTGAGGATATTCTTTATTAACCGTTTGTTCAGATAATTTCTTAACAGATGATTGACCAACGTTCTTATAATCAAATAATACTACAGGATTCTTAGCACCGTATCCAGAATACTTTTTATCATTAAGATCTAGGATACCATCGTATCCTTTTTTCTTAAGACCATTATAGAATTTGTCAATGTTCTTCTTAGCACTAGCGTCAGGACCATTTCTACCTACGAGACCCATATTAAAGGTATCGTATTTATCTTTAATAGGTTTCCATCTCCAAGCATTTGCGTTCTCATGAACTTGGTCAGCATACTTCTTGAAATCTTTATCTTTCTTATAAAGATCCCTAAAGACATCGCCAGCTGCTTTATTAGATGCTATCTTAACGTTATTATTTGCCTTGAGCTTCATGACATTAATACCGTTTTTAGTACCTATCGCCTCTTTAATATAGCTTGGCTGATTCATACGAGTGTCGCCTAGTAACGCACGATATTTTTTCTTATCGCCGTTTTTATATGCGGCATATATAGGTCTTGATGTGTCCAATTTGGTTGCACCAGTAACCGAATCAAGAACGGTACCTTTTTTCAACGTTCTACCAAAGACATCATCCTGTAATTTATTCTTGAGAAGATAACCAGCTGTAGCCACGACCGCAGAACCAGCAACTGCTGCCGCAATCTTTTCGTTTCTTAGACGTTTCTTAAGTTTATTCTCAACAACTTCTTCACTATAACCTTTTTTACGGTATTTGTATCTAAGATTTTCTACGTGGTTGTTATACATTCGTCGTACGCCCCACTTCATACCTTTGACACCGAAGTGTTGGATAACATCATCAGAATGAATTATAATAGAAGTATCCATAAGACCTCCTTTCATTTCAAATAATCATTTAAGACTTTATCAATCGCTGATTTATAAGCCGAATCAATAGCCTTAATAATGTACGGATGTGGTGGAACATAACCTCCCGTACCCGTACCGTGACCGTAGTGAATGATAATGGCAATATTAACACCTTTGTTTATGTTGGTATTAAATATCTCTAACTCTTCACCACGACCGGTTTTGTTAATTCTATAACCCCAGGAATTTGCGGTTTTACCCGATTTCGAAGGAGTTGCAGCTTTTAGAGCTTCTACGATAGCTTTACCAAGAGAATCCATAGATACTCGTCTATCTTTCTTAAGATACTTTTCCAAGTTATTAAAAGATCCACTAGTTGTTATTCTCATTTAGCTTTCATCTCTTTCTTATAACTTGTTTTGAGTTCTTTCTTAGCCTTCTTATAAGCCTTTTTAATTGCTTTATTACGACGCTTAAATTTACTCTTATAGAAATGACTACCATCCATAGACCGCATAGCTGCTTCTGCGCCGATACCCATTGCTCCATATCGGGTCAATATATTGTTACCTGTTAGAAGTCCACCATACATAGATGCGACCGAAGCTTTATAACCAAATCGTCTCCAAAAATCGGGCTTTTTGCCTTTGTATGCTTCTTTAGACTTCTTTAGTGATCGCTTATAATTATTCTTGAGAGCATGTTTATCGCTCATATAATTTTTACGTACACCCCATTTCATTCCTTTTGTCCCAAAGTGTTGAATAACATCGTCGGAATGAATTATGACATTTGGATCGATCATTGTTTCTCCCTTCTTTTACGCTCTTCTTCGCGACGCCGTAATATGGTAGCTCGTTGCTCTTCCATAATTTCGGCTTTGGTCATTTTCTTAGGAGGTTCTTGTAATGACCCTACGCAATTCAGGAGCATGATTAATTTATTAAGATTTCGATTTTCCCAATCGAAAGGGATATGGTTCAAAGCCATCATAGCATAAATTATCTCAGACGTATATACCTTTTTACGTTGTGCTACACCTCTAGCACTACCTTTCTCTTTAGGAAATTTTGTAGCAGACGGCGTCTTTTTAATATACTCAACAATCTGTTGGTAATTGTTTACAGAAAGTAAGTTAGGATCAATATCCTCATCGCACATTGTAACTATAAAATCTAGCATCTCGGCATCAGTAATATCGTCAGAGTTATCTATGAATCTTTTAAGATGCTTCGATTCCCATTTATCTAGATTTTTCAAAGTATATCGAAACGTGCACTTTACCCCTTCCTGATTTACAAATTCCTCTTTTAAGTCATCCCAATATTCTATATCGTCTAACTGTATAGTTAAAAACTCCGGATCCATGATATACACACCTCAAAAAATTTAAAATAAAAAGGAAGAGCGGTAAAAAATACCGCCCATTCCGTTATTGTGCTGCAGGTGCAGCTGCTGATTCTAATCCACGAATTGTTGAAGTAATCCCTTGAACAAATTTACCAAGAGTTACACCTTCATCATCAAAGAAACTTTCTGTAAGAGCTTCATAAGCCAATGATGTGCGGAATTCTTCCTTGATTTCTTCGCTCTTAAGGAATCGTTTACCGTCTTCAGATTTCTTACCGTATGCTGTTAAGATAACATCGTTAAGCAAATCATGAATCTTACCGAAGTCTTCTTCTTTTGTGATTCGTTCGATGTACTTAGCCATGTCTTCTTTACCATAGCGAGCTTGCATAGCAATCAATTCCATACGGTTGATGTTGAAGTACAAAGTTTCGGTTTGTTCAACGCCATCGAAGTCCAAATATTTAACTGTTTCTTTTAACATATGAGTAAATACCTCCTTTATTTATTCCTATTAGCCAAGCAATTCGATTACTTTTTCTGGTAATGGAAGATATGGTTCTGCTTCATCAGTACCGTAAACAGCATCCAATACTTTTTGCATCTTAATCGCTTCAACTTGAGTAGAATCGATTGTGATTACTGAAGTTGGTTTGTGGCCAGGAACAACTACTGGAGTTGAAGAAATTGACCATGATGGGTTTTGTGGTTCTGGGCTATCGTTAACAGTAGCGTGTGAACGTTCTGATGGAGCTGCTTTACAACCGTACCACAAGTGAAGTTTGTATCCGTATTCATTACCTTTTGTATCGTTACCAAGGATTGATTTGAATGCGAATCCAAATGGGCGACGGTTTTGTTGGTGAGCGACAGCACCTTTAACGATTGTTTTCATACCATCACATTCGTCGAACTCTTCTGGAGAGCTGAACGCTTCAATAGTACCTTCAAAGTTTTCAGCACCAGTAAGAGACAAGTATTTGATGTTGTCTGCGTATTGGTCGTTTGCTTCAGCTCCTGAAGGAGATTCGTTAGCAGCAGTGATACCGTTCCAAGCGATACCTTTAGGATATGTACCAGTTGGGTCTTGTGGGAACAATACCGCTTCAGATACACCAGTTTCATAAAAACGTTTTCCAAGTTCGTCAAACTTAAGTTTAGCCATTAGCTAATCCTCCTGTGTTAATCTTTAAAATAGTGTGATGCATATTATCGACAATAAATTCATTCTCATACACGCAGTATTGGTTTTCCAAAAGTTGAGGTGAGATTGGAGTATCGACTCGTTTGTCGATTATCGTGACTTGATATACTTCGTGTGAATGATAACGAATATTGTCTGCATGCCGTTGTCTAATACCCGTTCTCTTATAAAGAATACACGGATACGTCAAAGTGGTGTTTGATGTTGGATTATAAAAGAGTTTATAATCCTCATTAGACTTCTGAATTGCTTTCATCAGAATGTCCCGGATAAGCATTCTCTTGCTCATTATAAACTCCTCCTAAATCCACAATAACTCTAGGGGATCTACTTACATCGAAACTTTCGACTTTCCATTTCACCCCTTGGTACTCCATATAAAGCAAATTTGAAATGTGCTTCATAAAGAATTGGTCAGCGACTAATGAAATTTGGTTGGTAATGCGGATGTTATCAATAGTAGATTTGTCGCCATTTTGATCGCGTCGGTATCTAGAACTGATCACATCTCCGCGCACTCGTTTAACAACCAATTTTGGTTCATAAACATCTGGTTCGACTTCAACATCTTTCAATCGAAAACCAGCATTACCAGAGTATTTCATTATCCACCTACTCGAGGTGATTCTGTTCCAGACGTAGTAGCTTCTGCTGGACGACCACCTTTAGCAGCAGGTTTGAAGTAAACCGCAGCTTTAGCACGAACAAGCGCACCTGAAAGACGAGTTTCAATCAAGTATTTCTGTTTGTTGTAGTCGATATCGAAGTGTTCGAATGTGTTAACTTCACCACCCTTGTTGGTACCGATTTGGTAGTCAGCAAGGTTAACCATGATCATTTCATCAGGTTTCAGGAAATTAGTTTCAACGATTTCAGCAACACCGAATAGTGAAGCAAGATATTCTTTAGTGGCAGGTTGTTGTCCACCGAATACCCATTGCTCGTTCTTGTTGCGGAGGAAACGAAGTTTAGTCAAGAACAATGGATTCACGTAAAGTGATGGAGTTCCTGAACCAAGCATCTTAGTTTTCTCAGTAGCAACTGTTTCGAACAAGTCAAGAAGCATTTCTGGGTTGTAAGATGCTTTGATTGTGTAGAATTCTTCGTCTTTAGTGATTGGACGAATCTTGTCTTCTTTGATCTTAGCAGCGTCACCAGTAGCACGTCCGTCAGATACGAGGATTGCTTGTGCGATTTCGTCATTCAACTTGATGCGCATTTCTTGGTTGAAGAATGCAGCAACGTTCAATTGTTGACCGATATCGATAGCATCATCACGGTCGATTGATTGTTTTTTATAGATTGTTTGTGGGTCTGTTTTACGAGAAAGGAATGAAATGATTTGTTCTTTCTTCTCAGTTCCTTTGATGTAACCTTTCGCACGAAGTTGTTCGTCAGTAAGGTCAGACAAGTCAGTCATGATAGACTTAACAAATGCTGTTGGCACTTTAGTTACACGAGACAAGATGTGTTCTGTCGCAGTGTTTGGTGAGTAAATTACTTGTACTCCACCTTGAAGTTGGTGATCAGGGAACAACTTATCGATGTTGTTCATAGAGTGTTTAAGAACATCTCCACCTTCAACTTCAGCAAGAATGTTACTTAGTTTGAGACCGCGACTTTGGGCAGTTTGCATTGCTTCTGTCAACGAGTGACGGATCTCTTCGCTATTGTTTGTGTTTTGTTCAAATGCGTTGTAGTGCATCAAAGTTCCTCCATTGTCAGATTGTTCGATTTCATCATTGGAATCTTCATCTTCATCGTCAGCTTCTTCAGCCAACTCGTCAAGAATTTCGTTTACACGAGAATCTACAGCCTCATCAAAGTCTTTGGCAACAGATGCTTCGTGTGCTTCAAGGGCAGCATTAGCTGCAGCTTCAGTCAAGATAGCAACTGCTTCTTGTTGATCTTCGTTCAAAGTTCCTAAAACTTCATCAAGAACTTCGCTCTCAGTGCCTTCGTCAGCGTGCTGGATACGATCGAATAAACTTACACGATCATTACCAACTAAGACGTCGCTTGCTGAGTGAATAAGTTCGTTACTTTCCATTAAAATAACTTCTCCTTCTTCTGGGTTATCCGAGTGTTGTAGCACTTCGGTAATAACAGCTCCAGGATTTGCTCCTGCAAGCACTAGTGATACTTCATAGATGTTACCATGAATTACGTCATTTGCTGGAGTCCGCTTGATACGGTTAGCCCCAATAGACATATGCATGATATCACCATGTTGTACAAGTTCCTTGGCGTTCTTGGCATTTTGGGTATTATTGAAGTACCCGCGTCCATAAACACCTTCATCCGCGTTTTGCAGCTCTACATGCCCAATGACGTTTTCAGGAGTGCTCGGGTCGTGTGACCAAACCAGAGGCACTCGCTTTCCATCATTTTCTTTGAAGGCTCCATGACGGATGGTGACACCGTCTGTACAACGCATGTCATTTCGGGTTACATAACCCGCGAAATCATACTTAGGATGTTTTCCCATTATACGATTAACCTCCATCAATTATTTGCCGCCATTTTGAATGTAGTCTAGGTATTGTTGATAGCCGTCAGGATCCATTTGTTCAGGATCCATACCTTGACCTTCTTCAGGGGACGCGACCGACCCAGGTACAGAAACATCTTGATTATTATCAGCAATGTTTGGATTATACAATTGATCCGCCATTGGATCGGAAATTGGGCCATATCCGATAACCGCACGAAACTCATTTGAGGTAAGAATACGGTTACGAAGTAATGAATCCCCGATCGTAGCAAGCTGACTCGTAGGAACAAGCTTGAATGGATCGTTGTATGTCACAATACGGTGACCTTGTGTATAACCAGTCTTAGTGATAAATTTTCTTTGAAATTCTTCTTGAATACGAGTAACAATCGGATCGATCGTACGAGTATAATAGTTTTGCATTTGTTCTGCGTTCGCAGTTCCGTCGAATACAGCTTTTGTCAAACCGATTTGTGAAAGTAATTCCTCCGTTAAGTATTTGATCTCTTCCATAAGATTGGTGTTGATCGGTCTATTTAACTGAGTAATCTTTTCATCAGCGGCAACATATGCAATACCAGTCGAAGATTTAGATAGCTGTTCTTCAATATCTTGAATACGAGCGTCGGCTTCTTTACGCTTGATGTCATTACGGACAGGAACTGGTAATTGAAGAATCATGTTCCACTTATTAGCGATAAGTTCTCTGTCATGAGCATCTAAAACAGCTAGCTTCTGTAACAAACGAGACATTGTTGGGTTTTCGGCACCTACAATGTTTGCCAAAGGGTTCTCGATAATCGCACACATTTTCTTAGGCACGATAATCTCAGAGAAATCTCCTTTTTCCTCGTTGTAAATTTTAACACGTACTTTTGTAGGATACCATTCCAGAATCTTACCAACCCGCATCGACTTAATGTCGTACGAATCAGATTTAGACGGATCTACAGTTGCTTCCAATGGGACTGCTGCAACTACTCCATCGTCAAATAGTGAATACACTAAATCGTGGAAGAAGTCTGTTGAAGATTGATCGAGGTTCATCTCGACATCAAACAGTCGTTGTAACGCCGAATTTTTCTGCACCTCTTGGTTTTCACCATCGGGAGCTAATTTGACGTGTTGGAATTTAACCATAGCAGCATCCATAGCAATACGGTTAAAGATCATTGATGCAATCGACGAACGACTAAAAGAACGACCCGGAATAGAAGTGTTAGGACTCAATGCACGGGGTTCCAAAGACAATTGAAATGGTTCGTCAGTTTCAACAAGATTTGCGGAGGATTGTGTTCGTGAAAACATAGCCCAAGCATGAGTCAATCCATCGGTAAAAATACTCATATTGGCCTCTCTAAGCCGCGTATAGATCCATGTTGCGTTTAAACGCTACCCATGCGTCGATCAGTGCGGCTACGTTATCGATCTTTTCGTCAGATCTTCGTTTAGATAACTTGTAGTTACCGTTATTATCCTGAATTGCAACGGCATTACCCATTGCAAACTTCATAAGCTCTTCGTCGAATATTAATTGACGTTCCATAGCCAAGTTCTTCAACTCACCCATAGGTACAGATTCTGTACGAGCTCCTTGGATAATCTTCTCTACGCCATACTCACCATTATCTCTAGACCAACGCTCAACAAACTCTCGAGCATTATATGGGTCGAAACCAAATGAGTAAACGACGTAGTTGTGTCTATAAATAAAGTTTGTTAGATCGTCATATACCTTGTTCATATCTAATACAACGTCTGGCATGACAATAAGTGTACCTTCATCAATGAAAGTATCGTACTTATTACGCATTGCTGATGTGAGCTTCTTGAGTTTAGACTCGCAGACATAAGATCTAGTCTTAACGCCAAATCTTCCTCGACCCAATGGGAATAAGAATGTAAATGCACAGAAGTCGTCACCTTGTGAAAGGTCTCCTCCCATTGCGCATTCCAATCCATCGAAGTTCTGAGGTCTATGAGGAATAGTCTCTTCGTAAATAAAGAAGTAAGTGTATCCCTCAACTGGTATTCCAAAACGTTTAGCTAAGGTATCGGCACGAGTTGATGGTTGAGTCTCTGCTCGTTCCACTTCTCGTCGATATGTTTCGTAGCTAACAGTTGCTCCCAGATTTGGATTAGCCTTAAGCCATGTTTCTGGGTGAGCTACCTCACGAACATCGTCTAATCGGTAGTACCAAATAGACACATGAGGGTTGAAGTACCGACCTTCTAGTATGTCAGTTAGCTCCATTTTGATTGTATCACCAACACCGTCCCGGGCAGTACCCTCTGACGACGTGGCTATGATTAGGTAGTTGTCGTTCTTAGATGCACCCTGTTCGATCGCACCGATAACATTATCGCGAACTTCACCAGATAACCATTCATCTACCGCTGCATACTTACAACGCAATCCTTGAAGTTTATCGACCGACATTGGGCGAATCTCTAACAAACTGTTTGTTGCGAAATTCTCCACACCTTTCTTGGTTGATGCTAGCAACTGTTTCTGGGTGAGATTCCCAGTCATCTTAGATCCTTGAACCATATACCGAATCATAGGGCCTTTAGCTCGACTCAAAGCCGTTCTGAATGGACCCATAATTTCCTCGGCCTGTTTCATTGTAGGTGCACAGACGATTTGGTGTGTTGTTGCTGTATCTATTAGTAACATGTAAGCTTGCATGTATGTAGAATACATTGATTTCGCAGCTCCCCGTCCGACAATTAAAAATTGTTTATTGACAAGTCGCTTAAATTTTGATTTTATCTCCCATTTACCGAGTTTAGGGTTGTAAACCTTATCCTCTGAGACATAAAACCATGCGAGGGCACATTCAGCCCAGAGTTTAAACGACGGCAGAAGAGTTACGTCACTACCGTCGGTGAGGGTCATCTCATTTTCGCAAAATCTTACAAAGCCCTCAATCGCTTTACTATCATAGTAATAATCCGGCGACTCGATTAAGAAATCGATACGGTTCATTTCCAGTGATACCATCCGATTGACCGGAATTTCACCTCTAAGAACTTGCTCCTTAAACTTCATGTACTCTTCCGGATATGCTTTGTTAGAAAGTACCAAAAATTAACTCCCTTTACTTAATTCTTCTTTTTAACACCTGTTAACTGATCGAAACCATAGTTAATAGACTTCTTAACCGTAGTTTGGATGGCAGGAGTGGCTATTGAATTAGCAACATCTTTAAAGAAACCACCTTTCTTAGATGGTTTCATGCTAACTTGAGCATTACGTTTTACTTGTTCAGCAAAATCGTTTTCTAATTTCAATCGTTCAGTTGCTCTGCGAATATCTTTATCGGTCATTGACGCCCGGTTCTGATATTTCTTTTTCCATTTAGCAGTGGTTTTAGCAGAGTTTTTAGCTCGACGTCGAGCCTTAACTTTAGAAATTCGTTGCTTTCTAAAGCCCCACTTCATGCCCTTGATACCAAAGTGTTCGATAAAATCGGAAGAAGAATCTACTGAAACCAAATTATTCTGGTTTTGCATTGTATACCTCCTTCTGAATAATAATCCTATGCGACAAATTGTTTAAACTTGTCGTTAAGGTTGTTAATACAGAACCTGCTGGAGGATCGAATACAATTCTCACAGAGATATAGATAAATTGTTTAACCAATCTCAATAAATGTTTATCAGACGAATGCAACAATTCCTCCCATTGGGTTTCTTTTGTCACTTCGACTTCTGGATGGACATTTGTAAGTTGTGATAATGTACCCAATGCTCCATCGATCTCTAAAAGTAATCTAGAGTCGAATCCTGTATCTTCTTCGGAGGCAAAATCCAATGTTGTTTTAACATCGTCTAAAATTTTAGACATATACTTACCTCACCATAATTTTGTATCTCCTGGTTGGCGTTCAATTAATATGGATTGGGATCTATCGCCGTAGTGAATTATGTTGTGAGTGTTTCTAGAAGTTGTTATTAGAAGATCGGGGTTAAGTAAGATATCTTCTCGCCATTCCAATATGTCGTCCTCTTCAAGAGGAATCATATGGTGAACGATGATGTCTTGCTTATTCGGTATTTGAATACCGGGTATTCCAAGATCGTATCCTAGATCTCTCGCTATGATTTCTTCTCGTAGATCACGCCAAATCCGAGACTTGTAGAATGGGTTTGACATGTGTCTTGGTGATCTATACCCACGTTTGAATAACGATAGGTAATTGAGTCGATCTCCAAAGCTGTCTAAGGTTAATAGTTTCTTGTATGAAAGATCTTCAAACATACTTCTGTCCCGCATCACAATTCCTCTGACGGCATATAGCCACGGATAGCATTGATTACTTCCTGACTATCACCCTTTCCTTTAACTTCGCTATCAATTAATGAGACCCGAGAACTATCTAATTTGTTCTTGGTTCTCAAACTCTCCAACTGGAGTTCATTCTCGACGGTACCGTACTTGAGTAACGCGTTTAACGTACTTGGCGCGATAGTACCATCGTCTAGTTGTCTTTCTGCCAGATCGAATGCCTTTTTTGTTAGCTTTAGCATTCTTCCTTCTGGTGTTAAAGCTTGACGGATGTCGTCCGTTTCATTTCGTCTTCGGGGCATTGTTAGACACCTCCGAACTTGGCTTCACTTCACCCTGAAGTCTACGCAAAGCTTGGACAGCGTTCTCGATATAGTCTTCTGCTTGAGATAATGATAAATTGATACCAACCTCATTAGCGAAGTTTGTTAGCTTACCGAGAGCTTCTTGTTTCTTAGCTTCATTTGCGATACCTAAGGAATCAAGTGAAGACACGATGATCATAGCACGATCCGCAAGAGTCAAAACTTTCTTATTGTTAGTCAACGTACCAATGTATTTGACCAGTTGAACAACAATTGGTAAAATTACACTGAGCGCGACTAACAAATTAATTACGTTTTCTAGCATTGCGTTTTCCTTCTTCCTTGATATTATTCTCGTCAACATAATCGTTAACTATACGACTAACATACGAATTTCCACCCTTTTTGGAGTAGGCATCGTACATAGTTAGTATTTCGTTATTGGATAATCGACCCGAATGGATCCCAGTAATTATCTGTAATCGCAAGAAATCCAGTTCCTGAGTCTTTCGCATCTCTTCAAAGCTTATGGCCAACGCTGTGATAGAATTTTTGATCGCTTCGATCTCCTCATTCTGTTTAGCTTCGAGTTTAGCCCATAATTTTTTGAACACTCTTGTTGCAAAACCGATGATAGATGCTCCAACACCGAAGTATAGTCCAATCTGAGACAGAACTTCAGGAGATAGTAGCCACTTTAGTAGACCTACGACATGGTCATGTACTTCTGCGTGCATACTTATCTCTCTTTCCATAATAGTTACCCCATACTTCAAACCCGGTTTGAGGTTTGAAAACCACTCCGGGGAAATTTTAGGGTGGTGCGGCGATGCAGGGGGGTGGGGAGTCTTTGCGACCCCTCCCCTTAGGGGGTGTCACCTGGAATGATTTGTTTTTCTTATTCATTTCCAAATGTCACGATTCCGGACTGCGTTGTCGGAAGACGAATGGGTGTTGAAACGTTCTTCTTGATCGTTGTCCATACGCCTTCGATTGGACCTTCATCGATGATCCAGTTCATTGCCACAGCTGTTCGCTGAGCTTCTTCAACAGCATCGAGCGCGTCTGATGTGTCACCAAGAACCATAGCTAACAGTTCTGGTGTGTTGTAACCATTGTCTTTGTCCCATTGCCACCAAGCATCGTAGTCATCGTAAGGGTTGTATGGGTTGTCGTATGTAGTTAGCATAGCATCAACAGTTGTCTCACGATTGTACTCAGCATCAGTGACTTGATCGTCTGTATGATCACTCATAGCATCAGGCATAGCATCGTGCATGAGCTCGTTAGAGTCTTCATGCTCTAGTGGTTGTGTAGTGTACGTCATGCATGGCCTCCTTTCTATGATAGATCCTGTACAGTAGACACACTGATACCTAAAGCATCAGCTACTTCAGCATAGGTGTGACCGTTCTTAAGCATAGTCTTAGCACGGCTAGCAGTAGACAAGCTAATAGACTTCTCTGTACGTGGTGTAGCTAGCTGCTTAACACGATCACTATCAGCGAATCGTAGTACATCAGTTAGCATCTTACTAGAGACAGCCCCAGATTGAATAGCCTTCCACTCATCATCGTCAATGGAGATGCGTGTAGACTTACCATCAGCACCAGTCTTAACACGAGCTGCTGCAATAGCCTGTTGTTTAAGCTTCTTAAGCTGGTCTTTACTCATGTCAGGAGTACGTTTCTCAGCAATAGTCTTGTTTGCCATGAGCTGAGCTTGACGTTCTCTAGGTGAGTTGTACAAAGCGTCATTAAGCTTCTTCTGTAGAGATTCAACTTGTGTCTTGTACTTGGCTTTAGCTTCCTTAGACATGGTCATGTTAGGGGTCTTGCTAATGATAGACTCACCTTTTGTACGCATCTTACCAAGGGCATTGATATAATTACCATACATGTTTTCGATAGCTGTACCAGAACCTAGTTTCTTAGCATCATCTACCATATCAACATTAGGTGTAAATGAAATGGTTTTTGTTTTCTTAATTTTAGGTGCCAATCTAGGATTAGCAGCTAGTTCTTCAGCAGTTCTTTCTTTATACCAGTGCTCGGTCTCACGATAGTCGGTTTTCGATCTAGAAATAAGAGTTGATGCACCACTAGATATCTTTCCAGTGACCACATCAAAATGTTCTTGATATTTCTTTTTAAGTTGATCAATATTATTTTCTCGTTCGGATCGTTTATAATCTAGACTATGTTTTTCTGCATCAATAACAACCATTGAATGTTTAACCGCTCTAGCGATTTCTGATTGCGATGCGCCTTTAAGAGTCATGTCAGTAATAAGATTTGATACGACACCCATTTGTTTTTGGGTATCAATCTTTGGTGGATTAGGAGTATAATAACTTTTGGAATCGAAGTTCTTTAATTCTTTTAAAGATCGACTTGTTTTAATTCCGTTGTTATTATTAGGAATAACCATAACAGAGTCACCATCGAAATCGGCACCAGATAATTTAGAAGCTACAGATGAATCAATACCGATTGCATCTTTTGCACCCTTCATGAATTTAGCTGGACCTTTATCCAATTTATTATTAACTGTTAATTCTGGTAACTCGAAAATACCACCATGAGGATAACGAACAAGTACAACCTTTTCACCATTCTTAAAGTTCGGAGCATATACTTCGTTAGCTTTAATACCCGATAAAGGTAATAACACTTGTCCTTTCATTCTATCGAAACCAACCATCTTAAGATGTTGTCGTTTAACAGTTAATCCATCAACAAAATCTTGCATCATTACTTTCTTGACAACGGGATTTGTTAGTGCATTAATTTCTTCAAACTCTTTCTTAAGTTTATCATATGTCTTTTCAATACGACCTTTAACTAAAGCTGGTGGTTGTTTAGATAAGAACTGGGAAGATAATGTTTTGGACCAAGTGTTCCAATCACCTTCCTCATTTACTTTATTAATAGCGCCTGATTGTTTCTTAATAGTAGCACCAAATGGATTATCAGGATCATCTTTCAAAGGTTTAAGTACCTTTTCTTTAGGAGTTCCTTGCTTCTTATTGGTGTTGAAGATAACATCCACACCTCTAGGGAAGTCTTTCGGATCTCCATAAATAGCCATACCTTTAAGATAATGCGTACCATTAACACCAATACGAACCTGAGCGTATCTAGATTTACCAAGATCCAAGTCTTTTACTCCTGGACGTAATTCCATTACACCATCTTTGTCCGTACCACCTTGTTCATCATATCGAATACCGACACGCTTCCAATCAATATGTTGGATAGGCTTAAGACCTAATGAAGATTTGCCTTCTGCGTCGGTATGAATATGAGGAGGTGTGATTTCATGCTTGTGTTCCCTAACAACAGCAGGATCTGCTTCTTTAGTTAACACTTTCATTTCAACCCAGTGATCATCATTTGTAGCATTCTTAACATAAACAGTATGTCTATGATATCCTTCGGATTCCAATTGTTGTACAGCACGTTTAAGAGTGCTTTCGTTAACACCAAGTTGTTGTGCTGATCCCAAACCAACGTCGAGATATGGATTCTTCTCAATAAGACCTTTAATGTCAGTCTTAATTTGCTCCATGCGATTTACATTATTACGCACTTTAGCATCCAAATTCATACGAACGGTTGATTCAGGAATACCTGTTCTACGAGATATCTCGATAGATCCTAAACCTTGATCTGCAAGCTCTTGAATCCGACTAATATTATACAATCGAATTTCGTGCTTAGCAATATTATTCCTTTTACGGAATTCAGTAGTTGTAATACCTAGCTTCATTGCTATTTGTGTATCGGATAATCCCGATCGCCTGTATTTAACAACTCTATCGGACCATGAAGTAGCCCGCTGAAATGAATTTTCACCAGATCCCCAAGCATATCGTCCACTGTGTGGAATATTACCTTGGTGCGGGGTTCCTCTATGCTCGAGCATATCATTATATGCTTCTTCCAAGTTCATGAATATGATCCTTTCTATTTAGGTTTACTTTCAAGAATTCCCGAGAACTCTTTAATTGTATGATATACGTCATACACGTCTTCTGCTTCTGGAATATAAGTCTTGATATCATTACCTTGATAAATACGGAGTTCGAAATCCGTCTTCTCAGGCTTGACACCATACTCCAAACAGAAATAAGCAGCATAAACTAATAGCTGCTCCATTTTAGGTTTGGTAACACCTGTCTTTAAATCATGAATCCTAAGAAATCCACGAGGATTATCTTTCTTAGGAGGTTCATAACGAATAGCGTCAGCAGTACCAAATGCATATGGACTGTAGAATAACAATACTTCACTATCCATACGATATCCAATTGCGTCATTAACAAAATTAGCAACAGCGGGGTGAGTATTACCAGGCAACAATTTGATTTTATGCCTAATAGCTTCACTTGCAAATTCATGCAACTCAGTTCCACGTTGCTTAGCTTGTTCGTTTTCAAATCTGCTAATCATCTTGTCTGGCGTGTAATTTAACCAATGACATTGACTAGCGCTGAGAAATGAGTGACGACCCTCGTACTCTGGATGTCTGTTCCATTTCATTGAGTACTTCCTCCTTGTTCTCTGGATAAATGGTTCGGGCCCATCCACCATTTGTATTATAATGATTTAAATAATACTCTTGGTTTGGTCGATATGGAGCCTTGGCCGATTTCTTTACTTCCAAATGATAGGAATATGGACCAACATCAACAGATAAGTCAGGAATTCCTTGAATATAGTTAGGATCATTCTTCTTAACAATAGCTTCAGGGATTCGTGTCTTAATATCTTTAATCAATTGTTTTTGGAAATCTCGTTCCAATTTGGACATGTGCTCTCCACCCAATTCCTTTCATTAAATTTCTTTTTACTTCGAATGGAGCGTTCGATCGCATCATCAATAGAAGCCGGGGACTTCAAGTAAACGTAATATAAATTTTCAAAGGAGGTATTCACTCGATTAATTCGTCCTTCCGATTGCTCCATTATTCGGTAAGAATAGTTAAGCGAGTAGAATAAAATCGTATCAGTAGTAATGCAATTCCATCCCTCGGCTCCGGCTGTATATTGCACAAGATATACCCAGGTTTCAGCGTCTGGGATTGCCTCGTGCTTTTGGCCGTTCCATTGATAATATGCCCTATCTAATTCTTGACAAATCTCTTTGAGAATATCAAGCTCGTAGGTGTAGTTATAAAAGACAATGACTTTATCACGAGTCATAATCTCTTGCTTTGCATGAATTCTACGACGATCACTTGTATTTATAATACGACGAAGCACTTGTGTGAATTCAGAGGCGTTCATTATAGGTTCCTCAGTATATGGATTAAAACGAGTCTTGACAACAGTTTGATATAAATCCTTGTCGAAGTCTGCGTTAATATACTTCCGGTTTAATTTGGTAGTTCTAAAATCTTGCATAGGCACTGCCAAATACTTACGGAACCTTTCTAATTTATCGGTCTTATGGTATCTTCGAATTTGAGGAAACTTAGAATATGGATTGTACTCCACATGCTGATCCACAAAATCGGTTTTGTTTCGATAGAAGTTATTGGCTATGAAAATACACATCCAATCCATCCAAACATCTCCGGGGGTTGCTGTTAGCATTATCCAATTGTTCTTGCGAGCAATATGTATAAATGCCATTCCCCATTTACCATAACCGATTGCGCGTTGTTCATCGAATATAAAGAATGCATCTTTTACATCAGTATACTTTTCGATATTGTTCCAGGAATCAACAACGCCATCAATTCCTAAGGCTTCAAAATCTCTATGCCATTCTCGATCGTTTCGTTTCTTAGCGACCGTAATAATATAGAGAGGCTTATCAATATGGTTCTCCATATAATAAAATAGGCCGGTCAAGGATTTACCCGAACCGACCTTTCCGCATAATACAGAACCGTTATGTAACCTATCAACCGCCTTTCGTTGATAAGGATATAACTCAATCATTAATAACCATACTTACGTTCAAGCGGATTTGGAGCTACGTGAATATAAGCGTTCTTCAAATCAAGACGAGCGTAAGTTCCTTCATCACTAGGTTCGCGACGACGGATAGTCATATCAACACATGTCGTTTCCATTTCATCAATCAATTGGAATTGATCTTCTGTTAAGAACTGACGGTTCTCGGCGCATACTGGATTATCAACATCACATACTTCGCCATCATTATCATAAATGAGCGCGATTGATGGAATTGAGAATTTAGTATATACTCTCACCCGGAAATAGTAAAATGGTTGATACATATCTGGGTTCTCGGCCATCTTTTTGGCCATTTCGTCATCTCGTGGTTTAGGCTCCCACAATTTAACGTTAACCCCATACTGTTCGGCAAGAATTTGTGCGTCTTCTTCAGACACAACAACGTTGAAATAACGGTCTCCTGCTCGATTATATCGTTCTTCACGTCCTGCGAAGTTTGGTTTAAAGGCAAACTCAACATCTTCGAGGATAAGTTGATGGTTAGATGCTTGTAATAATTTTGTCATGATAATGTCCCTTTCTATTTTGACGTGATTGACAAATTGCAACAAAAAATAAAAGGAGCGCGAAAATCGTTGAATTTTCTTGTTCCTTTCTATTATGTGCCATGTAATTTCTGCGAAGTTTTTCTAAACCCCGAGCGACTGCCCAAAAAGTTAGGCAGCCATTTCTTCGGGTTGTTCTTCATTTAAGCCAAGTAGTTCAATATAATCTTTAGGCATGTCATCAACGATAGCATTGATATCTCCAACCTTCATGATTTTCTTCAAACCAGCAATAGCAATTTTATCATAGTAGTCGAAATCAATATCTTCGTAATCGAATTCCGACGTTTGTTTGAATTTGAATCCTTTTGTTCCAGTTACAGATTTGAAATTCTCATTGTCTTCTGTCCACAAACATTCAGCTCCAGTCTTAGAAGCATAAATAGATCCAACCTTACCAACGAATTCGTCACCAAGATAGATATGACCTTTGGATTGCTTAGTAATAAAGAAATCACGATCAGTCAATTCTTCTTTTGTCCAAACCCGTTTGAGTAAATAAGTGTTAGCGAACTCTGCGCCAGTTGGAGACCACTCGTCATCTTCCAATTGAGCAATATAAACCGCGTTATTAATTAACGCCATACGTTTATATGTATGCTCGTGGTCGAATTTGTAGTTATACTCAGGTCGTTTACCAAACTCATCTACGAATTTGATGATATAATCATCCGCGTTAGGAACTTTAACAGAGTCTGTCTTAATATGACACACCTGATAACCTTCTGCTTCGATTGCGAATTTGAGATCAACCATAAATAAAGCTCCACGCTTAGCGACAATATTATCAATGTTGTCTTTATGTTTGAATTTATTATCAAACGATGCTGACGTCATACCATATACAGAGTTGATGGCAATCTTTAATGCTTCAACCAATGGTTTACGATATTCCGGATTATCCAAGAATGGAGCGAGCTTACCGTCAAACATAAGTTTAACTTCGTCAACTTTGTTATGTTTCAATAACACGCGCACTTTCAACAAGTCAGCATAACGTTGAGTATATGGGCCGAAGTAATTCATATTGATCAAACTATTCGGATGCATTGACTCTACGTCAAGCAAGGCGATGTTTTTATACACACCAGGTTCAGCATATACATATCCACCTTCACCAGTTTCAATGCCACGATATGTGGACTTACCGAATTTGTATTCGTATCCTGGGAATGTCTTACGCAAGTCTGTATAAATAAACTTATCTTGTGGACGAGGATCTTGCCCAAAGATAAACAACGCAGTAAGCTGATTGTTTGTCGCGTTCATAGATCCACCAGATAAAGTGGCTAAGATCTCACGAGCAATATAGTCAGCAAATGTAGCATCAAATACTTTCTCAGTAGCCATAACGTCGTTAACACAGTATTCTACAACAGTCTCAACTAAATCGTCTGGTACTGGTTGATCCCAAGGGATTTCCATTTCGACGTGGTTAATTCCTAAATCAACTTCCCAACGCTTCAACGATTGTTTCTTCTTAGCGTACTCATAAATATCAGCATAACTCAATTCATAAGCTGCAGCATACATACCAGTCTTCGCATTCTTCTCGTTGATAATTCTTTGGGACTGTCGGAATAACTCCATGTTTGTCCCTCCTAGTAAACGAGCGTAGAGAATATGGTTATCGTATCGACGGTTGTTGAAACCGACTAATGGAAATGAACACAAATATTCAATTTGATCTGCTGATGGATTTATCCAACGAACGAATTCGTCTTCGCCATACTTCTTCCATACGACGACAAATAAATTTGGATACACCTCAATATCGAAGAATACAATTTCTTCTTTGGCAACGATTTTAGTTCCTGTTGTTAACTCAGTCTCGGTTTTGCCATCGTCATCTCGCATAGAAGACCAAGGGATCTTCATAAATACGTCCAAGCAATAATCTTTGTTGTTTGATGATTGCAGGGCTCGAAGAAATACTGAATGCTTAAGATCCGACAAATCGTATTTCAATCCCATGTCATGTGCTTTATGAATTTCATGAGATATCCAATCGATTGTTGGTTTTGTATTCGCATGACTCGGTTTCTCTCCTGGAATAAGTCCCAGCTGTTTCTTAACAAATTTACGAAGAGTCTTCTCGGTATAGGTAATATCTTTTACGTTTTCATACATCGTTGTCTCCTTCTTCTCTTTCATCGGCAGTCCCGACGAAATATGAGATACTTCAAGATTGTTCGATGCATTATCAATCCGTCGTAAAGACGCCTTTCCCTTGTAAACTTTAATTTCGACATGGTCTTCAACAACATTGTCTAATAAATTAACATCACCGTCATATAAATAATGCAAGTGAATACCTTTTCCGGATTTAGATACTTCAGCATAAGTCGGGGGATACTTCGACGCAGCCTCTTTATTTAACTCCAGACTTTTCTCTCCGTTCTCGTCCTTAATATCAAAGTCGAGAATAATATGTTGCAGTGGGACTTTGACCCAGTGTAATTTACGCGTATTGATTTCTCTAAGCGTCGTATCAACCTCGTCCCATTTCTGTGATGGGTTCCCATTCTCTAATGCTTCTTGTGCAGGATAATCTGCTGCCAATTTATTAAAGACCTCGTTGTGATAACAGAAATCCAACCAGTCCTTAACCTCGTCCTTAGGAATATCAATTCCAACAACACCTTCAGGAAATGCTACAGACCATCTGAAACCTCTAAAATAATTACGAACACGAACGTCATCAATTTTGGCTTCACTAAGCATCGTATCAAAATATCTAAGCGCTTCACGTTTGATAGTTGCTTTATACCCTTCTGTTCGCCATCCCATATCTTCAAGATAATTCTTGTACAACTCAGAAAGTTGCTTAAGGCTAATACCATCTTTCATTTGCATAGCCTCGCTACGAATGAAGTCAAAGATGTGGTCGGTTTGTTCCGCCATATCAACATCGAAGTAATCATCAAAATAATCAGGTCCCAGTTCTTCAAATCTCTTAATTGCAAGATGAGCGATATATGGGAGCTCGTATTTAATTTGATTCATCAATGTATCGTATTCTCTATGCGGGACTTTATTTCCACTAGGATTTACAACGACAGCTCGACGAGTAATACCAGAATCTACATTTCGAACTTTGTATCGTTGGTTTGACGCAGTAATTAATAATCCACTGAAAGTAACATCGTAAGGTTCCTTATACTTTTTGTTGACGGATATGGTTTCATGACTTGTCAGTTTCAATAACGGGGTGTCGTTAAAGATATGACTGATGTCGGTATCCTCATCAATCAACAACGGAACTTCTTGAATTTGTCCAGTAGCAAATTGATCGCCACTCGTTAACAATTTCAAATCAATAGTTCCACAGTATTCTCCAAACAACCATCGAAATATCTTGAGGACAGTTCCTTTACCGCTACCTTTCGATCCATACAAATACATGAACTTTTCGATCTTATACATTTTGTTGGTGAATAGGGCGCCCATGAACCAAAGAATTTTGTCAAGTTCTGCTGGAGCATATAACGTACCGATCAATTTCATGAAGGCATCGGGAGTTCCTTCGGTTGGTGTATATGACAACTGAGTGGTTGCATAATCCTTTCGCTTCATTTCATGATCAGAGAATAAGATCTTCTGGTTGAATGAAGTTTCATCCTGTTCGGTGGCTTTACAATAGTCAAGAAATAATCGGAACTTGCCACCTGAAGCTTTCCGAATTTCTTTAACTTCAATGCGAACCCCTGGTCCCTCCTCTTGAAGCTCTCTCGCTTTATTCCACAACTGACTATCAATATCGTGAAATAAATTACGTTGTAACGTGTCCCATCTATGGCCATTCCAATAAGCATAGAACTTACCACCCTTTACAACCAAATCCTTGGCATCGCCAAAAATGAAGTCTGGTGATACCTCGTAATCGCATTGTCTATTATTAGAATGGAATTTTTTGACGGAAACATCTAAAAAATCCATTTAGTTCCTCCTCACCAACACCCACACGTTTTTTGCCCACATTTTGCCATTGTTTTATATATAAGTTAAAATTTTAACTGCTTTCTACAACAATATAGACTTTTAGGCAATTTTCGCGAGTTTGTGTGGTGTTTTTTACAATTTTTCCTGTTTTTGACCCATATATGCCCGTTTTAGGCCAAAAATCCTATAATTTGACGATTTTTTGCACCAAAATCCCGCAAAAAATTTTGTGGGAATTTGTGGTGTTTCTACCAAATTATCCTAAATTCAAGCCCATATTCACTCGTTTTCTTGTCCAAATCATACCAAAAGTCCCTCTCAAATACCAAATCATACTCGAATCCGAGGACTTCTGCACGGAAATAATCCCCTTTTTCGTACGTATCTTTCAGCTTTTCAGGCCCTTTATACATGAATTTGAACCCCTGGATCTGCCCAATATCATCTTTGACATAGGCAATTCCAACCCAATTATGGTCTTTAAAAACCTTAAAATCAATGTTCTTTCCCATCAGTACCTCCAACAAATCTAAAGCTCTTATTCGGATTATTATACTCCTCATCCAACAAGAACTGCTTACAAAGTTCTCGCATTTCCTTTTTACTAAAGAATACAGTTGCCGATACTGTTGGTCTAGGTAATATAGTCTTACCTTTAGGTTTATGTTCGACTACCCTCATCTCGTTCCTCCAATTCTTTCCGTCCAGGAAATTGAAAATTTGGTATCCTAAACAATTCCCTGGTTCTAGCGTTAAACACCCACGTACGATCATGACTAGTCCACCAGTCATTTTCCTCAACTTCATTCAAAGTTTTAAGTTTACCCTTCATTGTCCTCACCATTAACCGGATCGAATCCGTGTTCCTTACGAATTTCATTCAAAGTTTTCTTTTTCTCTTTAGGTCATTGTTACTTTTTACAACCGTAGTATCGGCATTCTTAATAATACTCTCAATGTTTCCATCAAGCTCTTTCATGCGCAGTTCATTCCAATCAGCCACCTTTTTACCCTTCAACCAGCATGCAGCCATAGCAGCGTAGTTAGACAGGTCTTCTAAGGTGTCTACGAGGCTCTCAGAGGCGATCTGAGCGTCTTTAGAAGGATCATTGAGTGAAACTAAGCGATCGAATTTGTCGCTCATACGGACGATGCCAGCCACCAATCCGAACGTGTCCAAACTCTTCTCGAATGAGTTCCCATAGTCGTGATTTTTGCGGCAAAACACGTTCCATTGGTGATCGTATTGGTCTTTCATTGTGTTTGGTGTTAATTTATCAGTCATTGTCATACTTTCCTCCGTTAACATTTACTTTAATGTCTTTCATTCCAGTGCGTCCGATAATAAGCGATTTAACATCACTCTCATCGAATACATATATAGCCTCTATCCCACTCCAAACTAGTCCTGCGTTTTTATGGATGGTATGAATAAGGATTCTTTCACCTAATATATCATGATCCCATTTGCGTTCGATCTTGGTTACTTTTTCGAAAGTGAAATCTTTATGATCTATGTTTCTAAACGAGGTCACTGTTACGATACTTTTATCGCCATTCCAAGGATTGAATCGGATTTGGGTAAAATCATTACCAGCAGTCTGTTCAGCAAGATGCATAAGTGTTTCATTAGCTTCGAATTCGTCAAGCTCGGTGATTGCTATGTTTTTAATATCCCGCATAACAATAATTTTAACGCCGTCTTTATGAATCGTTTCCTTATATTCGACTTTGATATAAGAATCATGGTAGCTAATATCCGTAACCAATAAAATGAATTCTAGTGGTTTATCGTCGGCATATGTAATCGCTACTGTCTTATATTGTTGTTTTTCTCTCATTTTAGTCACCCATTCATCTCTTCAATTGGTGGATATGCTTTATAGAAATCGTCTTTAATAGGAAAATATTCAATCAAACCAATATTACTTAGTGGAATTAAAGTTATCTTAGAATAATCCCAAGTCCGTATATCAACATATACTGTTTTAGATTGCTTATCTACATCAAAATCATAAACATCAAAGAAAATGTTGACAGCATGCCCATTCATTCCCGATGAGACGTTATTATTGACATATTTAATATAAACTACTCCCTGTCCCTTAGCCATGCTCGGTTCCTCCTATTTAGTTTTAGCGCTATACATGTCTTTATTTACAACAAGATCGACAAATTCCTTGTTTACAGCGCCAAGTTCTAACATATCATTCAAATATGCTTCTCCACGCGCAATAGTTTCTTTATTGATAGCAGCTCGTGAAGCACACATCTTATCTAAATGCTTATATGTAAAGATATCAGAGTTAGGTTCCATCAGTTGTTTACAGAAAATGAGTGGGAATTCAATAGTTTCGTCATCAGAAATCTTCAATTGTGACAATACATCAATATCCCAACCAAAGAAATGGTCCTTAGCTTCGACTTTCTTACCCGCCATTTGACGAAGCATAGCAACAGTAACCTTACCACCGTATTTAAGGTAGTCCATCATTGTGTTGAGGTTCAATTCAAGTTGGTCGTATACGTTTGATCCATAAGAACCTGGGTTGATTGTGTTGATAAATTCTGCTTGTTTGGTGAAATGTTTTGTTTTCAATACTGGGACGCGTGTGATGTCAAGTTTAATTGTAGTCATTATGTTCTCCTTTAACAATGTCAATGCATGTGTTTAAAATGTCGTGCTCCATAAGTAATAAATCCTTAGGAGTGTAGTGTAGGTCGCTCTTTGTCTTGGAATATATGCCGTAGTGACTGTTGTAGTCAATATCAGATACATCTGGCCAATTAAAGCGTCCGTCAATACGTGAGTTAAATAACTCATCTGTAATTTCGCTGTGTGGTGGAATCTTGTATCCACTAATATATGGAATTTTGTATCCATGCTGCGGCACATAACAATTTGTATCACTGTCATGTTGTAGACGGATAGAGATGAAATATCCTTTACCAAGCCCATCGGCGATATAATTATCGAATTTAGTCTTGGAATTACGAATATCCATCAGGAATTGTTTCATAGCAGCAGCTTCAGAGAATATGAACATTCTCAAGTCGCGGTTACGCTCAGATAACAATAGATAAGGAAATGGTATACGCCAAAGCTTGTTTGTGAAGTATCCTACCATCACATTACAATATCCAGGAACGTAAATGTTTACGCCTGGAGAATTCCGAATTCGATGTAAAATCCCACCCCGGGCAATTTTTGATAAATCGATTTCTGGATCAAGTGGTTTAAAATAAACACACTCTGTCAGAGCCTGCATCAGAAAAGACCCGCGGTATTTGCGGGCCGCTTCTGTATAATCAGGCTCACCGAATGGTTTGAGGATTCCAATGTTTTCAATACCCATGGCGTCCTCCTATTTGAACATCTTCTCTGGAATATATAATCCCAGTCCTTCAGTCACTGTGTTTTGATCACCGAAAGTAAATACGTCTGGTGCATTAGTTTGTTCTTGACGGAACATGGAGTAGATATCACAATTAGAATTGATCCAATGGATGGCTTTAGCCCCATTATCTACGTGCAGCATACTAACAACCAGCTCTTCAAATGAATGATCACGGTCACGGATCACACAAATAAGAGGATCCTTGTGTTCTGGCGTCTTTACACAGAAGAATCTATGCATGTTCATCATGTTTAGCTTATCCTGTAGTACTCCAGTGGCATTGTGTAGGATAACCATACCTTTAAAGTCGTATCGTTCCTCAGCGCCCATCAAATAATGCAATACACCATAGCATTCCGAGTAATATGACTTCATACCCGGATCAATATGATTGTCGGCTGGAATATTATCCCACCAGTGTCCACCTTTCTTAGGTTTAACCCACTGGTTTAGAATAAGTTTATTATTCCAAACCCAGTTAACAGCCCATTTGTTTACTTTCTTTTTACTTTCCTCTGGTAATTTCTCATGCCACTTCTTACGAAGAATAAAGAGGGCAAAAGAAGTAACAAGATTCTTAAACCCTCGCACGATTCCAGAGACGATTTTATTCATCGTCGTCATCGTCTTCCTCCATGTTGTACACATATAACTCAGGCTCAAGTTTGCCTTCCAAGATATCACCAATAGCTACACCGCATTCACGATATAGTGATTCGGCTTTGTCGTAATCTTCTTTAGAGATATGGAAGAGTCCATAAGTACCGTCATCATTCGCACGTTTACTTCCACGGTCATGCTCAATATATGAGACAAGAGTATCATGGATTACTGGATCAATATCAGATTCGAAGTCAAGACCAAGAGTCTCTACGATCCAACCTGCGAATTCTTGTACGGTACCGATATCGCCTGTATCAGTGGATAAGCGATCAGCGTATTCCAAGATTGCCTCAGCGACTGACGCGAAGTCAATATATGTGTTACCAAATGTGAAGTACTCGATACGACGAGCAATAATATCTTCACGACGTCCCCAATCTCCTACTTTAGTTTTGCTTGGTAGGAATTCCCATGAGAACAACGCAATAAGATCGCGGCGAAGAGATTTGTCTGTGATACCATATCGATCTAGGACGAGGGCTTTGTAGTAGTCGTAGGCATCTGATGTGTTTTTATCGTAAATAAGACGATCGTGTTCCATATCTGCTCCTTTCAATGTGGCAATTTGACGAGCCATGTCTTCAACAGACTCAACGATATCGCGGATAGGACGATCTGCCTCACGATAATTGTAGAAACGAGTTTTGTCTACATCCAATTTCTGAACGTATTCATTTGTAAGACCATCAAGATCCATTTCTTGAATGATTTCTTCAGTAAGAGGATCGTATTCAGGGCCAAAGTTAATCTCATATGGGCTCAATGTACGACGAATAAATCCGTCTTCTGTCTTGAACCAATCTAGCCCGTCATCTGGAAGGCCTTCTAATTCACGGAGGTGCTTCTCGTTTTCAATCATACGAGCCTCACGCTCTTTAGCCTCTTCTTCCAGTTGTTTAGCTTCAGCTTGAGCAACGAGTTCGTCATAAGATAACCCGTCAGCCTCTAGCTCTTCCTCTTCCTTCCACCATTTATAAATGCGGTAGGCGCCGTAACCGACGCCAGCTGCACCAACAACACCTAATAATACTTTGACCAATGGTTTCATTATATGATTCCTCCTGTATTAAGCTAATTCTTTACGTCCTGGGATAAGATCACGGAAGTTTGTTGTGGCATATAAGTTACGTGGGCACTTCCAACGTACATAGATTTGTGGCTCGTGTACTTGTTCTTCAGCATTCCATACTTCCATAATATCGTATTCAATATAGAATCCATCAGTATCTGTCCAACCAAATGGTAGAGCAGCCTTAGGAACATCGAATCCTAATTGATCCAACATATCAGAGAAGTTCAACAATCCCTTACGAGCGATCTTTTCTTCAAGTACACGGATAGATTCACGGATCCATTGTTCGTTGTATTCTGGGCTATCTGATGCATAGTTCGCAGAATATTTGAACCAGTTACCGTACATCAATCCTTCCTTAGGAACAAATGATTGTGCTTCCTTACCGTCTTCTTCAACAGTTACTTGGTCCATTGGAGTGTCAATCTTTTTGAATGTCTCCTCGTCCAATACTTCTTTACATTGTAGACGGTAGCGAGCGTGTTCTTCTGTAACGGCAGTAAGGGCCGCAGATACAGCTTTAAGACGGTTTGTTTGGATCGCAAACCCCAATCCAATAGCAGCAGTAGATGCCACAGCGATAGCGACTGGTACAGCAACGTCTTTAGTTACATCTTTAATAACTTCCAAACGAGTGTATTCTTCACCAGCAGCATCTTTAGCTTCGTATTTTGCTTTGGTTGCTTCGAGTTTCTTACCAGATTTGATACCTTGATATACGGCGATACCGTATCCAACAAGACCAGTAGTAACTAGAACAACAGGCGCATACTTTTTGCCCAAGATTTTAGCAGTGTTATAAGTAGTTTTAGCTCCTGCTTTGATAGCTTTTACATTAATTTTAGGTAATTTCATTTTGTTTCTCCTTTTCTCTTAACCACGATTGATTTGAACATTCTCTGAAAATGATTGATGATCTTCACTATTCTCATATAAGAATGTTAGTCCTGAACTGTTGACACTTGAAAAATGACTTGTGGCAACACACGATTTGTTTTTGTTGATATGATCAATATGATTGAATGTAATACTCCAATCATGCTGATGAATATGTAGATCCACATTTGTTACTTTCTCAAATAACAATGGTCGCTGATCACCTTTAGGATAAATTCTAAGTCGCATAAAGTTCCTCCATAAGCTTATCGACTGCGAAATCGATAGCCTTCTTTCGTTGATGACTGAATGTGAATTCTGGAATATCGTAGAAAGGATAAACCTTGAACCCATCAGTAACTCTAAATATGTATTCGTGTCCGTCTGCGGATATGGTATAAACATTACCACACTCTGACTGTGAAATATTGTCTACATCATGGAATGTGTCTATGTATAGACCATCCATTGTTAATATAACATTAAGTTTTACGTTTACCTTCATAAGCGGCCTCCAATACCAATGCAGAGATTGAGAGCTCAAATAAGAAGAACACTAAAATTATTGCCCATACCAATGGCCAGACTTCAAATGCCTTAAACCAAATAAATGCATAGAATAGAAATATATGTGTTAACATTATTGGTATACAAAGCAATAACGCTTTGAAGAATTTCGCCATTATCTATCACCCCTAACCCATAGATATGCCAAAACAAACCAACCAAATGGTGGTGTGCATAATAAAAACAAAGTTCCCAAACAACTACGCATCTTTGACCTCCTCAGCTGTACCATGCATGATATCCACCCAGAATCTTTTACCTGATTTAGAATCGTGATACATATCTCCATCCTGATCCCATCCACCTCTAAAGAAAACCTCTTTCAATTTTTCAAACGGTGGTAACTCTTTTGGCCATTCCTTTGTCATACTCGGTCCTCTTTCTTCTTGAATTTGCAGCAGATTTCCCATTTAGAGCCGTCGTGTAACGGTCTAATGTCAACTTTAGATTTGAGCCATAGGTATTCAAAGTCCCGTGGATCGAATCTGTCTTCTGGAAAATCCAGAAGTATCTTAAAATCACGTAATGTCATCTCGTCAACTGTATCCATATGACCGACAATACGCTTAAGCTTGGCTATGTCCGAGGTAACAAGTCCCTGTGACATTATCCTATTCCAATGATTGCCCATTTACACCTCCACTGGTTGTGGGAATTGGATCTTATACCCACCACCACGCGCAGCTACAATACGTGCACCATTCAAACCTCCAGTAGATACTGACCATCCATATGAGTGATCTGTAAATGACGCAGCATTATCCGTTAGTTCATAATAATCCCCAACAGTAACAACATCATATTGGTTGAGGTTCGCCAACAGTACATTAAATACTTCCTGCGCTTCTTGTCGAGTTTCGAACGCAATATCATTCACAATATTACTAGCTCGAGTATTCCGATGTGCGAAACTCTTGGTGTAGTCCGTTTGTTTACCGCGATATGTATCCATACGGGTTACGTTATTACCACGTCCCCAGAACGATCCTATATTAGCTCGACGGTGAATATAGTCATCGCCAAAGATTGCACGTTGTACGGCTGTGACTAATACGTCCGCGACCGTGTTTTGAATTGACGGCACAATAACTTCTTGTACCATATGTGTAGCGGCCCCACGGAAACCTTCTTCTCCGAATAAAACATTTGAAAACCATTTACCAACACCGGGCTTCTCAATACGCCCTTTGGCTACTGGCTGGATGTGTTTTTCTTCAAGTTCAGTATCTCCGACGTTAGCTGTACGTAATTTGACTTTATCGTAGTCTGTCTTTTTACTCATTAATTCTCCTGCTTTCTATAGTTGCGATCCATCGTGCATCGTCCATTTCCATATGTTTCTGTACTCCGGATACTGCATAATATCGCTCGCCCTTGAACATCATCATGTTATGATAGACATTCAACTCCGTCGCAATATCCGCTAATGCGATATCACGAGGGCCATCCAATGGGATGACAAATGTGAAATGATTTGGTAGGTGATTCTTAACCTGAACAACTCCATAATCTTCCAAAATAACTGCCATAAATTATTTACTAGCTTTATCTTTAGCCATGTATCCCCACATGAACAATAGAATGCCCTGAATTGAGCCGGTGAAACATACGGCAAATCGTGGATCGAGTTCGAAAAATACAATAAACATTGTGTAAATCATCGCACTCAGCAATGCTCCAATAACTGCCAACATAACGGCTCCAGCTAAAACTCTCATTCGCTAGATTCTCCTTTCTTTTAAAACAAAAAGAATAAGAGGTGTGTAAACCCCTTATCCTTTGAAACTTAATTAGTCTTCGTCATCGAATGTTTCGAAGTCTCCTTCAATAACATCGTCTTCATCCTGCTGTTTAGCAGCGTTGTAGATAGAGACTGCAAGCGTGCCTAGAGCAACTCCTGTTAGGAATCGTAGTGCTGGTTTGCGGTATTTAGCGATGAAATCCGCGGTCTTTTCACCGAATGATTTCTTCGTTTCAACAACCTCAATTGTCACTTCAGATTCTTTTTCTGGAGCTACTACTTCAGTAACTTCATCTTTCACTTCCTCAACTGCTTCAACAGTTTCCTCAATTTGTTTTGAAACTTCTTTTGACATTTCTTTGTCCTCCTTTTATTTCGTTTCATTATAGTGTGTGTAAAAACTGCGGATTATTGAAGATCTTTCAAATATTCCAATTGCTCGGTCACCAAATTGGGATTAGCCATGATTGTACACATGTCATTTACAACCAACGGACCGTGTTTGGTGCAGAATTTCTCTGAAATTTCTTTCAGATCAGCCATTGCTTTTTCTGAAAATCCGAGTTGATGATATAGAACCATCAAATATGTGATCACTGCTTTCTGGATTGGATCAAGATTTGCATTATCATAATCATATGCCATTGATTTATATAGTGCAAGAATCATAAATGAATCAGTGTCTTTTATTAATTCTGGATCTTTTAACCAGCTTCTCATTATTTAGTTTCCTTTCGTGAAATAGCGATACCAACAGTAGCGAGGAATACACCAGTAGTAACCAAAGCAAGTTCTAGGCTAGATCCAGTATTTGGAAGAGAGTGTGTCTCAACTTTCTTAGCAGCTTCAATAACCTTAGGCGGGATATTGTTCACAACAGGTTTAGGTTCTTCAATTTTACGAATTGGTACGTATTGATTTGGCGCTGGTGTTTTAGGCTTATCTTCAGGTGTAGTAGGTGGTGTGTTAGGTTTTTCTGGTTCTGCCGGGATTGGATATTCTGGTTTTTCCAAAATAGGAGCAGGTGGCATCAAAGGAATATCTTCAATTGGCAAGTAAGGTTTATCCAGTACCGGAGCCTCGTTAGGAACTGTACCAATAGGCTCTGTGTATTCGGGTTTCTCGCGTACCTCAGGAATACCTGGAATACCGCCTTGGAATTCAGGGATTTCTACTTTAGGAGACTCCTTAGGAATCTCAAATGTAGGTTCTGGTTTATTTTCACCATCGGCTTTACCCTTACCACTTACGAATTGATAAGGTACATCACGATATTGTGAATTAAAGTTATCTGCACCAAGTACAACGCTATTCAAATAACGCTCAGCTTGCTTAATGACTTTTGTACGATAACTAATATACAACTGGTCTGAGAGTTTATCGGCAGACCAAGTGAAACCATTAGTATGGAATACAGGAGCGATCTTAGTTGCTTCCGATTCTTTTTCTTTCCAAGGGTTATTTGATTCAACAGCTACCATTTTGAACGAATCCTTAACGTATTCTTGGTTTTCGTCCCAAGTATCAGAAACTTTGACGTTCACAAGGTCTTTCTTGGCATAGTTAACGCGCATAGCCCATACGATTTCGCCTGGATGTTCAGCGTCCTCGCCTCCCCATTTCATGAGAGTTTCGTCCTTACCAATAACACCAGCTTTACCAGTAGTAGTTTCAACCTTACGACCATTGAAGTCAAGGGCAACTTGTTGGTTCTCCTTAACCTTTTCGACATTCCATTGAGTTTGAATATCGAGTGAGAACGTTTTGTTTAATGGGTGCGATTCAAAATAGTCATTAAATACCGTTGTGACTTCATTATTATCTTTGTTCGCAGTAGCTGTACCGACTTCTGTTCCTTCGTTATTGTTAACTGGGAATGTGTAGTTATTTACCAGCTTAAGTTCCTCAGGCAATCCAACAGTAATGCTGTCACCTTTGTTAATGGTAATTTCATCTGGAATTTGGATATCATTTACCTTAACATCAACATCTGCGTAAATAGTATCGTTAGATGTTGTGACTTCAACCGAAGGATTTTGTACTGTAATGTTAGTATCTTCTTTTGTCACTACAGTATCAGCTTCGTTAGCCAATACGCTTGGTGCTGTCAAAAGTGCAAGTGCAATAGTTCCTGTGAATACGATTGATTTTTTCATTTTAGTTTCTCCTTTAAATTAAATAGTCCGGGTTAACTACTTCCCGAATCCAGCTCAAAGTGTCATGACCTTTATCAACTCGGTCATACACGGTATCTAACACGTCTAAAAAATAACGAACTTTGTGTTCGTCTACCACGGCATCTTTATGATGATTAAATGGCTCGAAATGGATCCTTTCTCCAATGACACTCTCCATCTCATCGTAATAAAATCCCTCAGCTAAAGATATAATTAATTCATCGACAATTCGTCGGACAACGAACCATAATAACAGATCAATGTCCAATATCTTCACGTCTTTAGGCACGGTCAATAATCCTGCAATATATTGTCTATACTCAGAATCTAAATATGTCCGTCGCCAATTTGTGATAAGACGATCGATATACCAATCGTCGATGAAAAATAACTCTTTGAGAGGGAGTTTGCGAATGCTCGTGACAATATAGTCATCGAATTCGATCTTGGTTAATACAAGATCTGTCCGACAACCGTTTCGTTCACGCATCCTCTAGTACCTCCGAATAATACTTTTCGAATTCCTTTCTCAGCTCTTTTGTATTCTTAAATACCCGACTACCGTCTTGGTTATCCTCAATACGATCTAAGAGATCTGTAGTGACCTCGTAAATAAGACTGTATTGTTCCTTCTCAGCATCTGCGTAATCAAATACTGATTTGTAATATGATGTCTCGAGCATCGCCAATAGAATATTATCAACAATGCGTCGAGCAACCCGTAAGAAATACAAGTCCATATCTAAGACGTGCATCTCAGGTGGGATTGTCATGATGAATTGGTAATAACATTTATAATCTTCTTGTGCAGGACATTCACCTGTATCTTTGTTTTTCTCCAGCCAGGCATTAATGCCGTCCTCAATATATAACTTAGGAACGAGCAAGAACTCGTCCAAAGCCATCGCTCTAATAATAGACGTCACTGTATCTTTGAATTCAGCAGACGTCTTCACGATTGGTGTTGCCATTATTTATTCTCCTTATAGTAGTCTCGGATCGCTTCTAATACTGTTTTATCATCGGGAACTTCGATAACGCCAGCTTCGAACTCGTGTGCAAAAATGTCGTCCTCATTATGTTTATATGTAACTATCTCTGTCAGCCCAACAATCAAGAACCGGCGTGTTTTGAATTTGTGGTTATCTAACATATGATCCGCAACGAAAAATTTACAGTTATTCATCATGAATTCCCAGCGTTGTCGTGTTTTGGCGATAAGTTTTTCGTCGTTACTAGTGACTGTGAGTGAGAGATCATCATGTTGTGTGATTTTGTAAGTTGGCAATTTAGATTTAGACATTATAGTTTCTCCTTTTGAAAAAAAAAAATGAAAGGGGCGGTAAACCCCTTTAAATTATTTGAATAGTGCTTTCTGAATCGGTGACCATAGCTTGCTCGCAATGATTCCTGTGTGCTCAACGCCAAGAACCGCAATCCCAGCAGCGCCGTTAATAACCGTATTGAAAATATCAATTGGCTTAACCTTGTACTTAATTTCTTCATTCTTAAGTGCAATTAGTCGTGCCAACCGTTTTTCAACCAAAAGTTGTTCGGCTTCTGTTTTTGCATCTCGGAGTTTGAGCTTTTCCTTCTCAATCTCTGCATCCAAGCTATCGAACGCGATAGCGTAAACCACTTTATCAATATCTTTCATATTGTTTTACCTTCCTTTCACTATACCCCTTGTTTTTTCTGCGATCCATCAATCTTATCATAAAATGTACGAGCCAGACACTTCTCAAATCCATAAAAATCATCGATCTTAGATTGGTCGACATCAAATAAGACTTTAACTCCATAATTGTTGATGAAGCATTTATAAATCATTCTATAATTTCGTTTGATAAATCCTCCGTCAAAACCAAATAGATTTTCGTTTTGAAGAAGCCATTCAACGTCGTATATTGGATCTTTAACTTCAGTGTCTAAATATAGAATCATTCCACGTTTTGTTGTAAACCAATCTACTTGGAAGATAATATAATCGTCGTTACCTTGCCAAGTCGAAACATAGAATTTTACACCTTTAACAAGAATATATTCTGCTACTTGGTCTGGATCGTCTTCTTCAAATAGTGCGCTATAGAACGGAATATGCTTCTTCTTAATTTTCATGAGAAGGTTACCATCAATATCTTCGGCAATATCATTAATCATTACCGACACTACCTTATCACCAGTGTCTATAATATACCGCACAATACCAAACTCATCTAATTCGCTCATATGAATTTACCTCCACAAAATATCCACGCACGTTACCCTCGAAATGACGGTGCTTAGGAGGGTTGTTAAGCGCAATATGTCCTTCTGGACGACTTTCATCAACAATCAAATTATTAGAATTTAATCTGAATGATGTTTCATATGTGCCATACATTTTACCAGCACTCAAATAACAATGTGTCTTTTTGTTTTGATGGAACATGTCCTTGACCATATTATAAAAGTCTTGACTAAATGGAATACGGAATTCCACATCGTATGATGGCACTCTATCCGCATACTCATAGTCGAAGTTGATAATATTATCGCTCAATAGCACTGACATCACTTTCTCATCATTAATGCAGATAAGTCTCACAATCCCTTTTGACATAATAAGTCCTCCTATTTATCGTCTTTCAATAGTTCGTCTAATACACATTCAGAAGAATAATCGAGTCTTTCTCCCTCGACATCTGCTAATACACCGTGCATACATTCGCTATTGAGCAAGCGTTCATTGATTTCTTTGTTACGTTTATTTGTAGATCGACGGATTACAGCATAAGATAATGCCATAATGCCAGCGCTTAATACTGAAATATACGCACTGTTGAGCTGCTCTTGGTCAATACCATCGTATTTACCCTTAAGATATACAGCATTTGTGAATTCATCACCAAAATCAACAGTATCTACTTTAACAAATTTATCAAAAAGTCCCATAATTATTTACCTCCATAAAACATTTCTTTAAATACATCTGTAGCACGTTCGTCTCGGTGAATTTCCCGAAGTACTTCTTGAGTAGCTTCTTCACGTAACTTACCAACATACTTGCTAACCCCGTAAGCAATACCACCGGCGATTAATCCAGCCACGGCAATGTTCAATGCACCCTTCTTAGTTTCCTTCTCGAAAGATTCGAGAGTACTAATATCGTCAAACTTATGTTGATACTTATTGACAACATATGCCATATCAGAATTTTCAATAGAAACTTCTAGCCCAAGATTATTTTTAATAATCATCACAATACTCCTTTGTTTTAAATATAGAACTAATTGATAGCTCCTATAGACATATGACCAGATCTAAAGGAGATTTTGTGAACTCGTATCAAACGGCGAAATATGAAAAGATAAAAATGTACTAAAAAACGCTCTGATCATATGCCCGTAGGAACTATCAATTGTTGAGTTTATAGCCGACTTCAGACTACACAATAGGATTTTTTGTATGAAACACAGTGTGAAGAGAGTCTCCTTCTTTAATTATTTTGTACCTACTGTGCAGTATGAAATCGGCTATACCGATTGTTAATTGTTTTCGTAATTATAAATATTACTTAAAACAGTTGCTGACAATTTTGAATAAGATGTTACAAATTCTACCAAATTGTTTTTGGTATGAATATCAAACGCTGTATGTGTTGCTACATTAAGATCGCCAGTAGTTAAAGCACCTTTGCATTCTGCTAAAAATGCCTTAGCTACGCTACCTATAACAACAAACTTAGCATAAAAATCACCCTTAAGAGGATATGCGTATACTTTTATCGAGTCAGTATCCTTCACGAAAATAGGGTTCTGCCTATTGATTTGAGTTGGTCGAGTGTGGAATTTGATTTCCATTAAGATCCTCCTTAATTTTAATTAATTCGTTTTCAAGAGTATCGATTTCCTCTTGTTGTTTAGCAATGGTCCTTTCTATCCGCTGCATGCGAGTTTCCTCGATTTGGTGCTCCCTAAAGACTTGAGGAATCATATACGATATGACTAACCCAACTCCTATAATTATGGAAACCACTGACCATGTATATCCTCGCTCACTTCTGTGTGGATCCATGTTTGGCTCTTTCTAACTCGAGTTGTTGTTTGTAATATGTAGCCGCCTTGTCTCGAGTTTCCCAGCGAGCTTTATACATTTGTATTTGTTGATCTTTTGATAAGATCTTTTGTTCATATGTGTGGGTGAAAGATATAAGAATACCAATAAAGCAAATCCATGTTAATACTTGAATCAACCATTTAATTCGCTTTTCGTCTCGCTCCATATCTTTCACAATAATCTCAATTGAAAATTCGTCCATCGTGACCTCCTTTGACAGAAAAAAAGAAAGATACTAAATGTACCTTTCGCTATTATAGGTGATGAATTAACCATAGCATACTCTTATAGAATACGCTATAGAATATAAATTCTATCAACCACCAAATTGCTTTTAACATTTTAGTATCCTTCATTTCTTAATTTCTTAAGTACCTTATGTACTACGTCTAATCTTTCTCTATGCGGACCCTCGTCTGCAATCATGTATCCCTGTTTGATGAGTTTCTCAATATGAGATTCCTCCATCACAGCATATAACGATAAGCAGCGAAATCCAATTTCACGAAATAGTTTGCGTAACATAATAAGTTACCTCCTTAAATTATCTTTTCATTATATAACGTGTAATTTCTGCGGAGGCATACCTTCCCAGCAGTCCTCTAAAGGAGCGCCAGTCGGTACTGACAATAATTTGTACTTCTTACGAATATCGTTAATCTTTCTATAGATCTCACGAATCCGCCATCTTGACCAATCCTCTGGTCTAAACGTCCATCGAATTCCATTCCACCGATGAACTTCACCATTGATAGTATCGTAATATATATTAGTGCTATCAACCAACAAATAAATCATATCTGTGTCATTCAAATTAGTATACTTAATTGCACTCATTTATTAACCCCCTGGAAATTGCACTTTACGATTGATATTAACCAATACCTCATTATGATAGTCTAACAGCTTTTGCTGAGACTCTATCTTATACTCTAGTCTCTCAATTTTCTTATCTTGATCGGCTATAATTCCAGCCATGATTAAATATAGTATGAAGAATCCTACTATACAAAATCCGATCAACTTAAAATTACGATCTTCCAAATCCATCTCTAACCTCCATTCTCAAAAAAAATAAAGCTAGGTGTAAACCTAACTTTATTCTTGATCTGTATTCGCAAATCGCAACACATTAACAGCGATAATAACTGCCGCTCCGACTACAACAGTTCCGTTGATCGTTCCTTGTGCAGCACCCTTAACACAGCCTTTAATAATGCTGTCTTCAGGTGTAACCTCAAGAATAGTATCCTCGAAATTGTATAGACCAAATAGACCTTTATTAATACCGAACATAATATTGTTCCTCCTTTAAATATCTTTTCATTATACTACTTGTAATTTCTGCGAAATATTATTCGTTTAATTACAGTCCATATACTGATTTTTTCATTTCCTGTAGGAACGTTAGTTCGCAACATCATATGTTTAAGATATTCTTTTTGATCCATAATATACCTCCTAGTATACCTTTGCAAAATCGTACAAATCACTATCTAACATGTACTCTCCATTATTGTTAACGCTCAACCTAGGGGTTTGTGTTTCCCCAGAGTCGAGAATATCACCAAGAGTATCAGTGTATGCCCTAACCACCATCAGTAAGTTTGGTGCATCCTTCTTGGATATAAAAGCTGTCTGAGCTGTCAGATTAGGATTTGGGTTAGGTGTGTGAATATGCAAGCCATTAAAATATGACTTGTCCGGATCCACAAACCCCCTTACCACAACGAGTTCGTCATTAACTGTCATGTTAATATATAACTCAATCCTATCTAACTTTGGATTATAGTCACCCATAATATACTTGTATTTAATTGAATATACTTTGGGGATATGCTTAATAGAACCTCTCGGCTTTCCTTTAGTCTTTTTTCTGACTTTACTTACTGCCATTAATAATCTCCTTTAGAAAAAAAGAGGACAATTGTTGTCCTCGTAGAATTATTTACTCATACTGAATAATTTAGCAGTTAATACCTCAACTCCCATATACCAATACCAATAAATCCGCCATACGGCCCAAATATCACCCGTGTCTTCATAATGAAATACATTTGCCATAATTCGGCTTACATTGTATTCGATCTTAGAAAGAATCTTGAATTCCTTCTGACCAACAACATGTGCCTTATTTGCTGACAACTCAATTTCTTGTGTAGTTTCACGGATAAGTTCAATAGCCTTATCACGTTGCTTAGTGTCAATATATTTTCGAATAAGTCCTGCTCGCTTATTCACGATACGTTTAAGTAATAAACCTACGCGTACGTAATTGTCATCTTGTATTAAAGTTTGTGTATATAGCATAATTGCTACCTCCTTTTCTATATACGCCATGTATAAACTGCGAAAAAAAAAGAAGAGATGGAGTTGAACCACCGACACCGCATTTATGCGTGCTCTCCCGCTGAGCTATCTTCTTTCATTATAGTGCGTGTAATTTCTGCGAAAAAAGAAAGGGACTTGCGTCCCCACCGATTATAATGATTTATAGAAATTAACTAGTTCTTCAGAATCTTTCTCAACTTCCATACATCGTTGAGTGATTCGATCACAAAGTTCTTTAACTTCTGTTTCATCAATATCAGTGACGGGCGCAAATCCCATTTCTGTATTTGTAGAAATATTTTCCATTGTGCTCCATGTATCATATACTTTGTAACTACGTGTAAACACTTCTTCATAAGTAACGCAATCCAATAAAGTTTTGAGTTCGCTTTTTAATCGTTTATAAAGATTTAGATAATAATCTTTAACATATAGATTAACAGCACTATGCGCTAATCCAATATCAATTAATTTACCTAACATCTTTTCTAACTCATAATCTTCGTACATCAAAGCTAATTTGATCATGTTTTCTTGATTTAGTGTAAGTTGTTGTTTTTCAGTCATGATGATGACCCTCCTTTAAAATATCTTTTCATTATCACCCCTGTAATTTCTGCGAAAAAAGAAGACGGTAAGTCCGTCTTACAGAATGATCTATTCATTATTATAGGATATGTAGAAACCGCGGGACAAAAAGAAGGGAGCCATGTAGGCCCCGCTTCATTTAGTAACTTAGAGGATTGATAGCTTTTTTATATTTCGCTTTAGCATTACGCTTTTCCTCTTTAGTAGTAGCCTTGGCTTTGTCATTCGCATACTGAACCTTAGCTGCTTTGTTCTTTTCTAGATTACGAACTTGTCGCTCGAGTAATCCTGTGGCGCTATTGTTCTTCTTATAGTTTTCCTTAAGTTTCTTAAGAGCCGCGTCACGAGCTGCTGAGTTCTTATTCTCTAGGTTGGCAATCTTCTTGTTATCACCTTTCATACGACCAATACGATCTTCTTTATTAGAATATTCAGCTTTCAATTTCTTCTTATCAGCTTTATATTTCTTCTTGTCAAGATAATGTTGCCAATTGGTTTTATTTCGTGCATGAGTTGTTAGAAATGGATGTGTATAAGAGTTTGCATAAATTTTACCAAAATTGACTGCAGCTCTGGCCGCTTTACGAACCCCCCACTTCATTCCTTTAGTGCCGAAATGTAGAAGAATATCTTCCGATGAGTCGGTGTGAATCAATTTGTCTTCTTCAATTAAAATCATTATTTTTTAAACCTCGAATTCATATAATCTCTAGGACTCATATTGTAGTTATTGTCGTGTTTTGAAATATCTTTTTGTAACTTGTTATATTTATTCAAATACTTTTCGATTTTCTTATCCACTTTACCGCCATTCTTTTGATGACGTTCTTGAGCTACACGTCGTAACTCTTCGGCTTTATTATACTTCTTAGCGCCTTTAATTTTTTCTTTTAGACGCCATTTAGTATACCCGCCATCGCTTGTGCCATCGCCTTTATGCTCTTTAGCAAGATCTTTGATGATACCTTTGGCTTGTTTTTTCAACTTTTTATAAGAAGCATGATTTGCCTTTAAGTCGGCATGCCGACTACGAACACCCCATTTCATTCCTTTCTTCCCGTAGTGCTGAATCACACTTTGAGAATTATCGATTGCTGTATAACTCATAATTTCCCAGCCATATCCTCAGCGTCGTCTAGATAGTTGTCATCAATCCACTGAGCAGATTGAGGTGACCCAATCCGAGAATATCCGTCAACTTTCTCATAGACACGCACACGAGAACCTTTCTTGAATAGTTCTTTTTCTTCAGCACCAGCGAACGGTTGAGCTTCTACCCAGTAGTCCTCTGTGATAGTCGCTTCGTAATATGGTTGTTCACTTGACGGCAAGTGCGTACCAACATTCAACTCATGTTCGAATGTATTCTCAGCGATCTCAATTTGAGGAGGGTTAGGGACACGAGATCCGCCATTGTAACGATAGAAGTAGAAATATGGTTGACCGTTATAGCCCCAGATTTCATCGTGGTTATTACGAGTGATACCATTATATCCATAGTTACAGTGGATAATAGTTCCTTCTGAGTCTAAGAAAATACCTGTGTGACCAAATGCCCCAGCAGAATATCCTTTTTGTCCCCAGATGAAAATATCACCAGCTTGTACGTCAGCTTCTTGGTTTTCTGCCAACAGTACCCAGCCATTTTGCAACAACCAATCATGCATTGTCTCAGTTGAGCAAGGCCAAGGTAGAGTACTCATACCACCGGCTACACCAGCGTAATACATTGATGATGAGCAGTCGAATGAGTTAGGACCCGTACGATGCTCCATAGAATATGTTACTTTTCCTTCACGAGCTAGCATCCAAGCTAGCATCGCAGATGGGTTTACTACCATTTAGTTTCCTCCTGTAGCTTCAGTTGCTGCTTTCTTAAAGTCGTTCGGGTTAAGATGAACGACGTCTTGCCACTTTAAAATTTCTACAATTCCGTTCTTGTGGTAATCCGAGAACAGTTTGTAGATATCGGCAGTATCTTTAGGAATTGTGAGTGGTTTATTCACAGTAACCATAGCATAGTCGCCTTCCCAACCCTCAGCTTCGTAATTAGGAATACGAAGTTTAATTTGAGATCCTGGGAAATATGATTCGCCAAGCTCTCCTTCTTTAAGGTATTGGATAAGAGTTGCAAATTGGTTGTCGTAAATAAATGGAGAGCGCAAGTTAACATCTAACAAAGTAGACATCAATGTGTGCTCATTACGGTGTTGAAGATCTTGAATAAGGTATTTACCAATCTCTTCGTCAGTTTGTTGCTTCATATCTTCTGTTAAGACATAAGGATATTCGTAGCGGAAATATGGATTGTTATCCACAACCGCTACTTTAGTTCCTTCTTCATCTTCGAAGCGTTCTAGTTTAAACATAAATTAACCTCGTTATCTAGTAATTTGGTCTGGCCACGGATCGTCCGTGGTATAAGTCATAGTTGTAAATCGAATATCTCCAATATCACGATCTGTTGGTACGTCGTTCAGGAATTGCAAGCGCACTTGTCTAGAATCGGTCACACCGCCAACGTAGAATGTACCGTAAGGAACACCTTTATCGTTTGTCATATTTCCCAGTTTAGATCCTGTAGGTATAAACCCTTCTTTAAGACCCCCTTGAGGAATGATAGTTACAAATTTGTTACGATCCGATGGGTGATCTGCATATCCGGCAGCTCCTCTTCGTTTGATACCGAACCAACCCCAAGACAATCCGCCCCAAGTAAGTTCGACCGTGGAGTTGATACGACGGAATGTCAATATTGCACCGTTTAGAGGAGAACCTGTCATCGGTAATTTAACATTTCCAGTATCACCGTATAAGACACGCCAACAATTTCGTGCTTGATTACGATCCGCATTCTCAGCATACATCTGAGTCTTGATCCATTTCAATGCGCCATTCTTACGAAGTCGGTCGACATATACAGATCCGATTGGGATATCCTTAAGAGTTGTGATATTATCACCATCATAAGGATAATCGTTACCAAATACAGTATCCACATCATTACCCGCGACGATCGTAGTACCGCCACCAGATCCTCCATTTACCGCTTTGATAGCTTCTGTCATAGATGACCGAGTGACAAATGGGTCTCCACCATTACGAAGTTTATCGTCAACCACCGCGTCAATACCAAGTGCCAAGTGTTGGTTCTTGATATTTGTTGTCATTTGGGTTACAAGATTTTCGTATGTTGGAAAAATGGCATACAAGTCATTAAGCTTCTTGTATTCCGATGGGATTTCTACCGTAGGGGTAGGCTTGTTTTCAAGAGTTGTTACACGACCATCAACATCACTAACTT